ATCACCCATTTAATTAGTCAGCTTCGCTGGCGTTAGTTTGATAAATCCGGCTTCGCCGGATGCCGCCCTACGGGCGGCGGGCGCGCTTCGCGCGCGGGCGCGGAAAACGGGCGCAAAAAAACCCCGCTGCCCGAAGGCAGCGAGGCGAGGCGGAGGCGGAGGCAGGCCGGAGCCTGCCCCCTAGGTTAATCACTTGGCGAAATAGGCCGCGATGCGTTCTGCGACTTCCCGCAGGAGTTTCTCACCCTCCACAGCCAGCGCAATCTCAGGTTCATCACTCCCGAGCGAGTCCAAGCACTTGACCGTGAAGGACAGGCTCTCGAGGAATTGCGCCGCCTTTGGCGAGGAGTTGCGCGCCTTTGGCGAAGGCATGAGGCCATGCGATGCCGCCACTTCCCGCAGTGTCCGCGCGATATCGGTAGACGAAGGCACCTTGCCGAACACACCATGCTGCCCACCCACGCACTTAATACGCAGCGCCCCCGCACGCTTGAGCAAATCAGCGTCCGATGGAATGGCCTTGCCTTCCAGTTCGAGGTTCGACTTGATGCGCCCGATGGCATCTCGAGCCGCATCAGTAGGCTTGTCGTTTTCATCAGTGAGAACGAACGCGACCGAGGCAGGAACCTCCACAGCCCGCACCTTAACCGCGCGCTTGCCACGTTCCACCGAGGCATCAATGAACTTGATGCCTTCCGAGACGTGACGCGCGGCAGCAATCGAGAACCCCCGCTGGAACGCCATTTTGTCCGCGCTCGACATTGACGTAATGCCGAACGCTTCCGCAACCGCGCGATACATGGCAGGAAGGAACTTGCCGTCAACTTCCCCCTTGGGATTGCGCCGCCCCTTGAACATATCGCCGAGGTTCACGCAGCCCGACATCTCGTTGTCTCCCGAACCGTAGGACCAGCGGAGCGGAGTGAACCACGCCTCGCCGATACCCTCGGCGATGCGAGCAATCCCGCCCTCAGAGATGGCCGAGCCTTCCCGATGCTCACCGATACCAAGGGCGATCATGTGGACGTTTGAATTAGCAGTCATAATATAAGGCCTTAACCAGAGTTAGGCGGCAGCGCCGCCGCTGGGGACTTCCCCAGCCCCTTACTTATACAACAACAATCCACTTAGGCCAAATGACCCCGGCAATTAACAGACACCGCTTAACCCCAGTTAAGCAGCGCATTAGCAGCGCCAAGAATAAAAATTTCTTCGCTCGCTTCGCTCGCTTTGGTTAGTAGGTTAATAGCTATAGATTAGTTGATAGGGGGCAGGGGATAAGGATATAACTATACCGTTACCGTACCCACTGGGTACCCCCCGCTGGGGTATTGGGACTCCGCGCTCGCCTTATACTTACTATTCTGCACATCCCAGCACTGCGTTTTGAAAACACACCCCCCACCCCCTATTAAAAGTTACACCTTTTTAGGCCCCTTCGATTTAGAAGGGACCCCCCGTTATGGGACCCGTTGGAGTCCCCCGCCCCATAAGGTAGTATCGTTGTAATCTTTGCATGGTATGGAGGGTGTATGGCGATACATGATCCTAGACAGGAAAATGCATCTCGCAGGCGTCGGTATTACGAGGCCAATAAAAAGCGCCTCAATATCGCTGCATGCAAGCGCGCGAACGTGCGGCGTGGGAAGTTAAAGGTCTGGCTGTATGAATACCTGAAGAATAACCCCTGCACAGACTGTGGAGAGGCTGACCCAATACTGCTAGAGTTTGACCACATACGCGACAAGTTATTCCATATTGGGGACGCGGTACGTAAATGTATACCCCTTAAGCGGGTAATAGAAGAAGTCGCTAAATGCCAAGTGCGGTGTTGTAACTGCCACCGGAAAAAAACTTACCGGGATATGGGTCGCACCCATCGAGGGTAGTGGTATACCCTTTACTCCGTCTCCCACACGTGCGTATATAAGCACCTGCTCCTACAAGCGGATGCTGCACCATGCCTGTTGTTAAGATTGAGCCTTCAGCTGAGTACCCCGTGCCATTTGATACGTCGGATGAAGAGCTGGATGCGTTCGCAGACAGGCTGGCGTCTATGGCAACCACGGCTGAATTACTTGAAGAGCTGGGTGCTCCAGTAGAGGTGACTAAAGGGTCACTGAATGAGGAGGCTGCGCTCCTCGACAAGGCCATCAAAGAGCAGAAGATCACACCCCTGAAGAGCAGCCTGCCTGCGGCGCTAGGAGCCTCTGCGTTCCTCAGGGCCTACGGCCAGTCGCGTGCGCTCGACATCGATGCCGTGCGTGCCGCTCTGACCAACAAGCTGCTGGAGATCGCTGACTGCGGCGAGACCAAGTACGAGCTCAAGGCTATTGAGCTCTTGGGTAAGCACTCAGACATCGGCCTGTTCACGGAACGCAGCGAGGTCACGGTCAACTACAACAACCCTGAGAGTCTGGAGAAGGCTATCAAGGAGCGCGTCAAGCGCCTGCTGAACGCCGACATCATAGATATGAAGCCGCTGGGTATGGACCTAGACGAAGAGCTTGGTATACTCGATGCAGACTTCCAAGAGGTGTTGGAAGACGATGCGGGACACTCCCAACACGCGGAATCGAATGCGCCGAGTGCGCAAGAGGAGGCGTAGGATGCAGGTTAACACCAGCGATACATGGCACGTCGTACCACTTAACGACCTCAGGGAGCACGATGACACAGAGGAGTGCTGGTGCAGGCCCGACGTAGAGTACGTAGGGGTGGGCACTGTGGTGACACACCACGCTGCGGATGATCGTGAGAGCTACGAACAGGGTAGGAAGCTCCACTGATGGTCACTCTCGCTGACGTCAGCCTTAAGGATATCCCAAAAATCCTGCATAAGCTGCCTCTGCACGAGCAGGAGCTGCTGCTTGCCGAGCTGGAGAAGCTGACAGAGCTCAAGCGGCGTGACCTGAGTAAGAAGCGGTTCATTAAGTTCGTACAGGAAGTATGGCCGTCGTTCATTGCGGGGAGGCACCATGCCAAGATGGCCGATGCGTTTGAGAGGGTGGCTCGCGGCGAGTGCAAACGCCTCATCATTAATATGCCTCCTCGCCATACCAAGTCCGAGTTTGCTTCTTACCTGCTACCTGCTTGGTTCCTTGGCAATTCTCCGCACAAGAAGGTCATCCAGTGCTCCCATACGGCTGAGCTGGCGGTCGGCTTCGGGCGTAAAGTCCGTAACCTTGTCGATACGGACGCGTACAAGGCGATTTTTCCTGATCTTGTCCTTGCATCAGACAGCAAGGCAGCGGGACGGTGGAACACCAATAAGCAGGGCGACTATTTCGCTATCGGTGTTGGCGGTGCCGTTACCGGTAAAGGTGCGGACCTACTCATCATTGACGACCCGCACTCCGAACAGGAAGCCGCACTCGCGGAAGTAAACCCGGATATCTACGACAAGACCTACGAGTGGTACACTTCTGGGCCTCGTCAGCGTTTGCAGCCGGGTGGGGCTATTGTAATCGTTGCCACTAGGTGGGCAAAGCGTGATCTGTGCGGCCAAATTATGAAGGACGCAGCTGTGAATGGCAGCCTAGACGAGTGGGAGGTGATTGAGTTTCCGGCCATTCTACCGTCAGAAAAGCCGCTTTGGCCCGAGTTTTGGTCGCTCGACGAGCTTCTGAAGGTCAAAAGAGACGTCCCGAACAGTAAATGGCAGGCGCAGTACCAGCAGAACCCAGTTTCTGAGTCAGCCGCCATCGTGAAGCGCGAGTGGTGGCGTGAGTGGGAGTCTGATCGGGCTCCACAGTGCGATTTCATCCTCCAGAGCTGGGATACGGCCTTCGAGAAGAGCCAACGTGCGGACTATAGCGCCTGCACGACGTGGGGAGTGTTCTACCACCCGGACAACAACGGCACAGATCAGGCCAATATCATCCTCCTGAACGCCTTTAGGGACCGTATGGAGTTCCCGACTCTTAAGCAGGTAGCCATCGAGGAGTACCGCGAGTGGGAACCGGACAGTGTGATCATCGAGAAGAAGGCTTCCGGTGCGCCTTTGATCTACGAGATGAGAGCGATGGGTATACCGGTTCAGGAGTTTACGCCTACACGTGGCAACGACAAGATTTCCCGTTTGAATGCTGTCGCAGACTTGTTTGCGTCTGGACGGGTATGGGCACCTGCTACTCGGTGGGCCGAAGAAGTGGTTGATGAGGTCGCTGAGTTCCCTGCCGGTAGCCATGACGACTACGTAGATAGCGTATCTATGGCCATGCATCGCTTCCGCAAAGGTGGTTACGTCACTACCAACCTCGACGAGCCCGACGAACCAGTGTATTTCAAGTCAAACCGCAACAGGGGGTATTACTGATGTCTGAGGTCAAAGCACTGTTCCCGATTGGCAAGACTCAGTGGCGCAAGTGGCGCGACGAACAGAAGATTGCGTTCAACGAGGCACGAGCCGCAGGTGTGCCGTTCCCGGAAGCAGTCAATTACGCGAATGGGTTGGAGCTGACCAAGAAGAAAAACATCTTTGATGTGTTCGAAGACGCAGTCGAGACGGTGGCTGAAGTTGTTGAGGTCGCTACCCCCGTGCTTGCCGTCGCTAAGACCGTGAAGCGCGCTACCCGCGCCAAGAGGAAAGTTAAGTAAATGGCCGTAGATAAAGCCCTTAACCGAGCCCCGTTGGGCCTCGATGCTTCGATGGCAGATGGTGTTCAGGCGGGCGTGAACATGCCTGATGAGAACTTCGAGATTGAGATCGACCTTGGCGAGGGCGATGAGGAGGAATCCGACGCGGCTAAAGCCGGGGAAGAGGAGTTTAACAGCAATCTCGCTGAAACGCTCGATGAAGGCGTGCTGACCGAGCTGGTTGGCGACCTGCTAGGTGACTACGAGGAGGATATTAATAGCCGTAAGGACTGGATTCAGACTTACGTCGATGGCCTTGAGCTCCTTGGGATGAAGGTCGATGACCGCACTGAGCCGTGGCCCGGTGCTTGCGGTGTGTACCATCCCCTCCTGAGTGAAGCACTGGTCAAGTTCCAAGCCGAGACCATCACGGAGACGTTCCCCGCTGCTGGCCCGGTGAAGACGCAGATCATCGGTAAGGAGACACCTGCGAAGCGCGAGGCGGCTGTCCGCGTGCAGGACGACATGAACTACCAGCTCACTGAGCGCATGGTGGAGTACCGTCCGGAACATGAGCGGATGCTCTGGGGGCTCGGGCTGTCAGGCAATGCGTTCAAGAAGGTGTATTACGACCCCAGTATGGGACGTCAGGTGTCGATGTACGTGCCCGCTGAGGACGTCATTGTCCCTTATGGTGCGTCTAACCTTGAGTCGGCTGAGCGTGTCACGCACGTGCTGCGCAAGACCAAGAACGAGATGAAGAAGCTGCAGCGCGGCGGTTTCTACCGTGATGTCGATCTTCCCGAGCCTACCAATACCATGGACGAGGTCGAGAAGAAGATCGCGGAGAAGATGGGCTTCCGCGCCGAGACCGACGACCGGTACAAGCTGCTTGAGATGCAGGTTGACCTCATTATTGAGGATGACAAGTTCCGCGACAAGGACGACGGCGACATCGCGCTGCCTTATATCGTGACCATCGATAAGGAGAGTGAGGAGGTCCTCGCTATCCGTCGTAACTGGGACCCGGAGGACGAGAAGAAAGCGAAGCGCAACCACTTCGTACACTACTCGTACGTGCCGGGGTTCGGCTTCTATGCCTTCGGCCTCATCCACCTCGTGGGGGCCTTTGCTAAGTCGGGCACGTCCATCCTGCGCCAGCTCGTCGATGCAGGTACGCTGAGCAACCTGCCGGGCGGCTTCAAGACCAAGGGTCTGCGGGTCAAGGGTGACGACACTCCCATCGCTCCCGCCGAGTGGCGTGACGTGGACGTGGCTTCGGGCTCGATGCGCGACAATATCATGCCGCTGCCGTACAAGGAGCCGTCGCAGACCCTGTTCCAGCTCCTCCAGACCATCATCGAGGAGGGGCGCAAGTTCGCGGGTGCCGCTGACCTGCAGGTGTCCGACATGTCGGCGCAGGCCCCGGTGGGTACGACCCTAGCTATCCTAGAGCGCACGCTCAAGCTCATGTCAGCTGTGCAGGCACGCATCCATTATTCGATGCGGCAGGAGTTCAAGCTCCTGAAGGGTATTATCCGGGATTACACCCCCGCTGAGTACAGCTACGAGCCTGAGGAAGGTGGCCGCAAGGCCAAGAAGTCGGACTACGACAGCGTCGATATCATGCCGGTATCGGACCCCAATGCTGCCACTATGGCGCAGAAGATCGTCCAGTATCAGGCAGTGATCCAGCTCGCGCAGGGTGCTCCGCAGATTTATGACCTGCCGTACCTGCATAGGCAGATGCTGGAGGTGCTCGGCATCAAGAACGCGCAGAAGCTTGTCCCGCTCAAGGACAACGACGACATGAAGCCGCGCGACCCGGTGTCGGAGAACATGGACCTGCTCAATGGCAAGCCGGTCAAGGCGTTTATCTACCAAGACCACGAGGCGCATATCGCAGTCCATATGGCGATGGCCCAAGACCCCAAGATGCAGCAGATGATGGGTCAGAACCCCAACGCACAGACTATAATGGCCGCTGGCATGGCCCACCTTCAGGAGCATCTGGCCTTCGCGTACCGCAAGCAGATCGAGGAACAAGCTGGCGTGCCGCTGCCGCCGCCCGGTGCCGAGATGAGCGAGGATGTTGAGATCGCGGTGTCGCGCCTTGCCGCTCAGGCTTCGCAGCAGCTTCTGCAGAAGGATCAGGCTGAGGCTCAGCAGCAGCAGAACCAGCAGATGGCTCAGGACCCGCTCGTCCAGATGCAGATGAAGGAGCTGGAGATCAAGCAGAAGGAAGTCGATATCAAGGAGCGGAAGCTGATGATCGACGCTGCGGAGAAGAACGACCGGATCGAGCTCGAAGAGAAGCGGATCGCGGCCCAGAAGGAGATCGCAGGTCTTCAGGTCGGTGCCAAGGTCGCCACGGACAAGGCTAATCTCTCGGCCAAACAAGAACTCGAAGGGCTTCGTATTGGCGTCCAAGTCGCCAAGGAAGCTTCAATGGGTATGCAGAACCTCGCCAAGGAACCCCCTGTTCCCGCAAGCAAGCCAGAGGAGACTAAATGAGTACGGAACTACTGAAGTACCTGTCCGGTAAGGTCCAAGAGGAGATCACCGTCATGAGCGACGACCTCGCTCGCGGTACCGCCAAGGATCATGGGGACTACAAGTACGCTTGCGGCATCGTCCGTGGGCTTATGATCGCTAACACTCTGTTCGCAGAGACGGCGCAGAGGATGGAGAATAATGATGACGACTAATGCAGAGGACAAGACTCTGCCGAAGATTCCTGAGTTCCTGATTGCAGATAAGGACGGCAACACCACCGTGCTGCCAGACTCGGATGATCGCAAGGCAAAGCAGCTTCCTGACCCCACTGGCTACCGCATCCTGTGCGCAGTGCCTGACGTGGACGACCAGACCGAGGGCGGCATCTTCAAGGCCGATATCACCAAGCAGTACGAAGAGCTCACTACTCCAGTGCTGTTCGTGCTCAAGGTCGGCCCTGACGCCTACAAGGACGAGAAGCGGTTCCCGAGCGGCCCGTGGTGCAAGGAAGGCGACTTCATCGTTACCCGCCCTATGGCTGGTAGCCGCATCAAGATTCACGGACGTGAGTTCCGTATGATCAATGACGACGCTGTCGAAGGTGTCGTGGAAGACCCGCGTGGCATTACGCGCGCTTAACGGGCGTAACCCGTACAAAGGAGAAGAATGATGGCTACTCAGCCCGATGATGACTTTTCGTTCGAGATCGAGGACGAGAACACCCCTGTTCCTGATAGCAATAAGCCTGATATCGAGATTGAAGACGATACCCCCGAGGCAGATCGCGGGCGCGAGCCCATGCCCAAGGAGGTCGTCGAAGAGCTGGAGAATGACGAGCTCGAAGAGTACTCCGAGAAGGTCAAGACCCGTCTCAAGCAGATGAAGAAGGTCTGGCACGACGAGCGCCGCGAGAAGGAGCGTCTCCAGCGCGAACAGACTGAAGCTCTTAGCGCCGCCCAGCGGCTGCTGGAAGAAAACCGTCTGCTCAAGACTAACCTGTCTCAGGGCGAACAGCATCTTCTTAACAGCTACAAGCAGAACACCGAGTATGAGCTCGAAATGGCCAAGCGCGCGTACCGCGAAGCCTATGAGTCTGGTGACTCGGATAAGCTTATTGATGCTCAGGAGAAGTTGAATGCAGCGTCTTACAGGGCGCAGCAGCTCAATTCTTACCGCCCTACTTTACAGACCCCTGAAGTTGAGGTAGAACAGCCTACACAGCCGGTACAGGCTCCGCGTCCCGACCAGAAGACTATTGCGTGGCAAGAGCGCAATACGTGGTACGGCTCAGACCCGGAGATGACTGCGTCGGCTCTTGGGCTTCACCAGAAGCTCATCAACGAACGTGGTCCGCAGTATGCGGGCACCGACGAATACTGGACGAACATCGACAAAACGATGCGTCGTCGTTTCCCCGACTACTTCGGGGAAGAAGCGGCTCAACCGCGCGAAACCAAGCCCGCTGCATCTGTCGTCGCTCCCGCTTCTCGTAGCCGGTCCCCCAAGAAGATCGTGCTCAAGCAGTCTCAGCTTACCATTGCGAAGAAGCTGGGTCTCACTCCCGAGCAGTATGCTCGTGAACTTATGAAGATGGAGAACTAAGATGACGGAACGTGGACTTCTTGAGGACTTCGAAGAGGCAGTGACCTCGAATCGTACTCCTCGCAAAACGCGCGAACAAGCGGAACGCCCTAAGGTCTGGCAACCTGCCTCGATGCTGCCAGAGCCGGATAAGCAGCCCGGATACGTGTACCGCTGGGTACGTGTCTCCACTCTCGGTCAGAACGATGCCCGCAACATCTCGTCCAAGACGAGGGAAGGTTGGGAACCGGTCCGTATCGAGGAGCAGCCGAAGTTCCGCATGATGATCGACCCCGATAGCCGCTTCAAAGACAACATCGAGGTCGCAGGACTGGTGCTGTGCAAGGCCCCGAAGGAACTGATGGATCAGCGCAAGGACTACTTTGCGCAGAAGAATCAGGCCCAGATGGACTCCGTGGACAACAACTTCATGCGTGAGAGCGACTCTCGTATGCCCCTCTTCAAGGAGAAGAGGTCTTCGACGTCGTTTGGTTCAGGCAGATAAGCTAGGAGCTTAGAATGGCATATCCTACTGTTGACAGCCCCTACGGGCTGATTCCGATCAACCTGATCGGCGGGCAGGTTTTTGCTGGTTCCACCCGACTGATCCCGATCACCGCCAACTCGGCGACTGCCATCTATTATGGTGACGTCGTTAAGCTGGTGACTGATGGCTCAGCCGAGAAGGATACCGGTACCTCTGCTGCCACTCCGGTTGGCGTGTTCCTTGGTTGCACCTACACCGACCCGGTGTATGGTAAGACTTTCCGTCAGTACTACCCCGGTAGTGTGAACGTGGCCGATATTCAGGCTTATGTGCTTGATGACCCGGATGCGCTCTTCAAGGTTGCTGTTGTTTCGGCCACCACTACCATTGGCACTGTTACCCGTGCTGCTGTGGGTGCCAACGCTGTGCTGGTTCAGAATACTGGCAGCACCACCACTGGCAACTCGAAGGTAGCTATCAGCGCTACTGTCGCTACCACTAGCACATGGCCGATTCGCGTCATCGATGTCATTCCTGAAACTTCGCCTATTGGCTCCCCCGGTTCTTACACCGAGGTCGTCGTTAAGTGGAATCAGGGTATGCATCAGTACCTCAACCCGACCGGCGTCTAAGGAGACTGAACAATGGCAATTTCACGCGCACAGCTTCTCAAGGAGCTCCTGCCCGGCCTGAACGCCCTGTTCGGTCTGGAATACGCCCGCTACGGCGAAGAGCATAAGGAAATCTTCGAGACGGAGACTTCCGAGCGTTCGTTCGAAGAAGAAACCAAGCTGTCGGGCTTCTCGGCTGCTCCGGTTAAGAACGAAGGCAGTGCCATCGCCTACGACAACGGTCAGGAAGTCTACACGGCTCGCTACAACCATGAGACGATTGCCCTCGGGTTCTCGCTCACGGAAGAGGCCATTGAAGACAACCTCTACGACTCGCTGTCGTCGCGGTACACGAAGGCTCTGGCTCGCGCCATGGCGTACACCAAGCAGACCAAGGCTGCGGCTATCCTGAATAACGGCTTCGACACCGACTACCTCGGTGGCGACGGCAAGCCGCTGTTCTCGGCTACGCACCCGCTCGTCTCTGGTGGCGTCAACTCGAACATCCCGAGCACTGCCGCCGATCTGAACGAAACGTCGCTTGAAGCGGCGGTCATTCAGATTGCGGCGTGGACGGATGAACGTGGTCTGCTTATCGCTGCGAAGCCGAAGAAGCTGGTCATCCCGCCGAGCCTGATGTTCGTCGCCACCCGCCTGCTTGAGACCGAACTTCGCGTCTCGACTGCGGACAACGACATCAACGCCCTGAAGTCGAACGGGTCGATCCCCGAAGGCTACGCCGTCAACCACTTCCTGACCGATACGGACGCGTGGTTCCTCACCACCGATGTGCCGAACGGCCTGAAGCATTTCGTTCGTACTCCCATGTCGAACTCGATGGACGGTGACTTCGATACCGGCAACGTTCGCTACAAGGCCCGTGAACGTTACTCGTTCGGCTGGTCTGACCCGCTGGGCATGTACGGTTCCGAAGGCGCTGCCTAAGGAAACAGGGGGAGGGGGAGACTTCGGTCTCCCCCTTTTCTTATGCCTGCAGAAGTGATACACCTACTTAACTAGGAATCTATCCCGCACCGACTGACCTAGCAGACGTAGCAGAGACGGTGTGGGAATGTGCTGCTACACGGAGATATTCGATGGCTAACACGACTTTCAGCGGTCCCGTACGTTCACAGAACGGCTTCCAGATCGTCACGATCGACGAGACTACAGGTACCGAGACTACTGGCGCTACGCTTACCAAACTGCGTACCGCTTCAGCTTCTCTTAACTTTCCTTCTATTGCTGCCGCTGCGCAGGCAGACCTGACCATCACGGTTACCGGCGCAGCTGTTGGGGACGAAGTCTCTATGGCCCTTCCCGCTGCTCCCGCTGCGGGTATCATCTTCAACGCGTTCGTCTCAGCGGCCAACACGGTCACGATCCGCGCCACCAATATCACGGCGTTGGCAGTTGACCCCGCAGCTGCGTCCTATAGCGTTCTGGTGTTTGGCGCAGCGTAATAGCTCAATAGGAGGGCCTCCCTATGGGCATGCAATACGACGTCAAAAATGTCCACCTGAATGCAAGTGGTAGTCTTGTGGGCTACCGCACCCGCGTCAAGGGTATGGTTATCACTTCGACTGGGGCTGGCGCGGGTACTGTTATCCTTAAGGATGGCGGTTCTGGCGGTACTGCTAGGTTAGAGGTGGACGTACCTGCGACCGCTGCGTTCCATAACGTCATCATCCCCGGTGAAGGTGTGTTGTTCGAGACCAACGTCTACGCTACGCTCACGAACTGCTACGTCTCAGTTTTCTATGGGTGATATATGCAGGCTCAACGCAGTTACGATCTAGCCGGAAAGAGCATCTTTTTCGCTCTTCCGGCCTATGACTTCAAGGTCTCCTTGAAGCTGGCTATTTCGTTGACGCGCTTTGCAACGCGGGCAATGCAGCACGGGATCGACATTCAGATTGGCTCCATCTGCGGGTGCTCGGTGGTCAGCCGTGCCCGCAACCTGCTTGCTCAGGATATGCTGGAGTCTAACTGCGACTACCTGATGTTCATCGATAGCGACATCAACTTTGAGCCGGATGATATCTTCCGCCTCATGGCTTGGGGCGCTGACCCTAAGAAGGGTATTGTCGCAGGTGTGCCCCGCACGCGTAGTGAGGTTAAGACCTATATTGCTACGTTGGACTATGACGAGAACAACGAGTTGACCATGAACGGTATGGGCCTCGTCCGCGCCAAACGTGTAGCTACAGCGTTCATGCTTGTACGCCGCGATGTGTTTGAGACGCTGGACGCTGCCCACCCCGAATGGCGTTACGAGGATACGCGCTCCAACCGTAGTATCCCCTGTATGTTCGATTTCATGAAGACCGACGAGGGGTATATCGGGGAGGATTATCTCTTCTGTGACCGCGCCCGCGAGCACGGTTTCGAAGTCTGGATCGACCCGGCCATCAAGCTCGGCCATATGGGCGTGCAAGAGTATGAAGGTGACTTCGGTAGGGACGCCCTCTACCCGATGATTGCTCCCGCTGCAAAGGAGGTTGCATGATGGCTAGGAAGATGAAGCGCTTTGCTGATGGCGGGCCTACTACAGCCGGTGCACCTATGACGGTTATGGCTCCTCAGGGTGGGATTAGCCCGTCTCAGTTTGATCTGTCTAAGATGAGGTCTAGCAGGGCCGCAGATGACATGAAGGGGGGTATTACCTCCTCCAGAGGCCCGGCTGGCAAACCCATTACCGGCCCCAAGCTCACTTTTGGCGGGATTAGCCCGGCTCAGATGCCTTCTGCAGTGCAGTTTGCTGGTTCAGGGGCTCCCGGCCCGTACGCACCGGGTGGTGTCGGTGCCAGACTTAGTTTCCGTTTTGCTGAAGGTGGCAAGGTCAAAGCCAAAGCCAAGGCCAAGAAGATGGCTAAGGGCGGCTCGGCCTCGTCGCGCGCTGATGGCTGCGCTACCAAGGGTAAGACCAAGGGGAGGTTCGTGTAATGGCTAAGAAGAATAACGCTGATAAACTCACGGAAACTGGCCCCTACGAGAAAAACTATTACCGTGCTATGCAGAAGGATAGCAAGTCGTTCTGGGATAAGGTTGATACTGCAGACCATGCCCTGCAGAAGTCTCAGTCTATGGCTGCTAGCTACTACGGCGATAAAGCGAATAAGGTTAAAAGCAGCGAAGATGCGTATGATACTATGGGCGATTTCCCAACTAGTAAGAGCATCAAGCATAGCGCCGCCGCTGCAAAGCGTCTTAAGGCTCGGGTGCTGAAAGACTCGGGGGAAGGCCGTAAGCGCCTTATCGAGAGCTACAAAACTCGTGGTTATGCTAAGGGCGGCTCGGTCTCTTCTGCCTCCAAGCGCGCTGATGGCTGCGCTACCAAGGGTAAGACCAAGGGGAGGTTCGTGTAATGGCTAAGCTCGACAAGATTCTCGGGTCTATTTCCCCAGTCTACGGTATGGCCAGCGGCGAAGGCATGTTCGGCAACCTACGCAAGATCAGTCCACTTATGCATGTTATCGGTGAAACCGACACGGCGGATGAGAAACGCCGTAAAGCCGCTAAAGCAGCCAAGGGCGATACTGTGGTGTCCGACTCAGGTGACGGTATGAAGCGTGGCGGCAAAGCCAAGGCCAAGAAGATGGCTAAGGGCGGCTCGGCCTCGTCGCGCGCTGATGGCTGCGCTACCAAGGGTAAGACCAAGGGGAGGTTCGTGTAATGGCAAAAACTCCGGCTTGGACTCGTAAGGAAGGCAAGAACCCTAAGGGTGGCCTTAACGCCAAAGGGCGTGCCTCCGCAAAGAAGCAGGGTATGAATCTGAAGCCGCCCGTAAGCTCGGAGCAGGCCAAGAAGTCGCCTAAAGCTGCGGGTCGCCGCAAGAGCTTCTGTGCCCGGATGTCGGGAATGCCCGGTCCTATGAAGGACGAGAAGGGTCGCCCGACACGTAAGGCATTGTCTTTGCAGAAGTGGGACTGCTGACATGACTGACCATGATGAAGCCACAAAATATGCTATAGACGTGTTATCGTTTGCAACTGTGCTGGGGACTATGATCAGCGTGCTTCCGGCAGTGGCAGCGATCTTCACGATTGTGTGGACGGCTATCCGTATCTACGAGACGGAGACTGTGCAGCGTTGGATGGGGAAGAAGTGATGGCACGTAAGCTCAAGGATAAAGACCTGCAGAAGTACGGTTCGCGTATATCTGGTGTCCAGATGGCTATCGATAAGCCCTCTTCGGCCTCGCCTCACGCGTACTCGACGAAGCGTCTGGACAAGGGTCTGGACGAAGCCGTCTCCAAGATCGGCGCAAAGACGAAGCAAGGTATGTCTGACGCAGGCAGCTTCGGTTCCGCCTTCAAGGCTGCTCGTGCGGCAGCGATCAAGGCTGGCCGTGATCCGAATAAAGAGACCTTCACATGGCGCGGAGAGAAGAAGGTAGCCCGTATGGCGGGTTCTACTCCTAAGCCCACTGTCAAGCGCGATGCGCCTGCTGCTAAGGCCCCCGCCGAGCGTAGAACGCCCCCTACCCCCAAGGGTGCCCCTCCTGTCGTGCGTGGGAACCCCCCTCAAGATGCTGGCCCGTTTGGTAGCGTGGGTGCCCCTTCTTTCTTGAAGCGTACTCCGGGGATGAAGGACGTTTCTTCTTATGTGGAAGAGAGGGCCGCCCCTACCCCTATTAAGGCGGTCAGGAGGGGTGCGCTGGAGGGCCTACGCCAACGCCGTAATGTTGCCGCAGAGGCAGCAGCCAAGAAGGATAAGGAAGCTAAAGATATGGCGGGTGTGCCTGCATGGCGTAATAACCCTGATGCGTTTACCACCAAGAAGCTCGCCAAGGGTGGCTCCATCGACGGTTGCGCCATCCGTGGCAAGACCAAAGCACGCTGAAAGGAACACAAGATGGTAGACAAGAAGACCAAGCCGCTCATGGAGTCGAAGCGCAAGCCTATCGACACCTACCGCGCTACCCTTGGTAGCGATAAGGCTATCGTGGCTCGCGGTAACCGTACGCCTTACGAACCCACGCCGAAGAAGGCGGCTCCGGCACCCAAGCCTAAGCTCGGCGCTATGGGTAAGATGGGCTACGCTGCTGGTGGCTCTGTGTCATCCCGCGCCGATGGTATTGCTAAGAAGGGTAAGACCAAGGGCAAGCAGGTTGCCATGAAGCGCGGGGGTATGTGCTGATGCGCGCGTCTCGCGGCATGGGTGACATGAAGAAGTCCAAGGTGCCCAACAAGGCCATGGCCAAGGGCGGCAAGCTGGATATCTCCAAGGCCATCAAGAAGCCCGGTGCGCTGCACAAGCAGATGGGCGTGCCGGAAGGTAAGAAGATTCCGAGTAAGGCTCTGGCCAAAGCTGCGAAGGCTCCCGGTAAGCTCGGTCAGCGTGCCCGCTTCGCGCAGGTGCTGAAGGGGTTCAAGAAAGGGAAGTAAGTGGCCGGGCATACTGACGAAGGCAAATGGAAGCGTGTTGTCGCTAGTGTGAAGGCTAGCGATAAGGGTGGAAAGCCGGGTCAGTGGTCCGCTCGCAAGGCTGAACTTGCGACCCAGCGGTACAAGAAGTCTGGTGGAGGTTACTCTGGCCCCAAGACGGAAGCGCAGAAATCCCTGTCCAAATGGATCAAGGAGGACTGGGGCACCAAGTCGGGCAAGCCGTCCACGCAGGGTGCCAAGGCTACCGGCGAGCGCTACCTCCCTAAGAAGGCACGGCAGGCGCTGACATCTTCCGAATATGCTGCTACAACCAAGGCTAAGCGTGAGGGCACCAAGGCGGGCAAGCAGTTCGTCAAGCAGCCCAAGACAATAGCCAAGAAGACAGCGAGTTATAGATGACCACGACTGGTACTGCCTCGTTCAATCTGAATCTCAACGAGCTGGTTGAGGAGGCGTTCGAGCGCTGCGGTGCCGAGCTTAGGACTGGTTACGACTTTCGTACCGCTCGCCGGAGTCTCAATCTACTCACGATTGAGTGGGCTAACCGGGGTATTAACCTCTGGACGGTTGAGCAGGGCAGCATTGCCATGGTGCAAGGTCAGATCACATACGACCTGCCCGTCGATACAATCGACCTCATAGAGCACGTCATCCGTACCCAGAGCGGGCAGGGGCAGACCGATATCAATATCAACCGCATTAGCGTCGATACCTACGCCACGATCCCGAATAAGAACGCGCAGGGGCGTCCTATTCAGGTGTGGATTAACCGCCAGTCAGGTGCGACCACTCCTACGGGGGTTAAGAACCCCCAGATCAACGTGTGGCCCGCGCCGGAGCAGTCCAACTACTATACGTTCGTATACTGGCGGCTTCGCCGTATCCAAGATACCGGTACCGGCGTGGCTACACAGGATATCCCGTTCCGCTTTTTGCCGTGCATGGTGGCCGGTCTGGCTTACCACCTCTCCATGAAGCTACCTGACGCTCTCCCGCGCGTAGAGATGCTTAAGGCTATGTATGACGAGGCTTGGGATCAGGCGGCAAACGAGGACCGTGAAAAGGCTGCGCTGCGGATTGCACCGCGCCAGTATTTTAGGTGATCTGTGCCTAACCGGTTTGCCTCTGGTAAGCGGGCTATCTCGCAGTGCGACCGCTGCGGATTCCGCTATAAGCTCAAGGAGCTTAAGCAACTCGTCATCAAGACGAAGAACGTCAATATTCTCGTGTGCCCCACGTGCTGGGAACCTGATCAGCCACAGCTGCAGCTTGGTATGTATCCGGTAGATGATCCTCAGGCACTGCGTAACCCGCGCCCGGATACCACGTACTGGCAGGCGGGCCTTACCGGCCTTAAGGAAGAGACGCACGGCGAAGTACCTGATATTAACTCGCTTGCTTTTGGTGGCCCATCGGGCGGTAGCCGTGTGATCCAGTGGGGCTGGAACCCCGTGGGCCTCAATAACCCACTCCAGTTGTCTGGGCTTGTAGATGTGCTACAAATGCAGGGTGGTATCGGCTCGGTAGTCGTAGACGCGGGAAGTTATACTGTAGGTATATATGATGAAAGCCGCTGGGATAGATGCCTATATGGTTAACAATTAACATATATAGACTTACGGTCTCTGGAGTTTGAGTATGCCCATTCCTAATACCTTCGTCAGTGGTGAGGTTATCTATGCCGCTGATATGAATGAAAATTTTGCCGCTTTTGCCTCGACTGCTGCGGGCGAGGGGGCGGCTTTGATCGGATATGCCGCTGGTATGAACGGCTACACCGTTCCTAGCACCCTCTCTAAGTTTGCTGCAAACACGATCAACGTCAAGAACCTCGGCGCAGTAGGCGACGGCACGCTGCACCCGCTTTCGGAGTTTTACGGCACGCTTGCTGCGGCGCAGGCGGTCTATCCGTTCGCTACCAGCCTGACCAATTCGGTGGACCGTTGCGCAATCCAGCTCGCCTACTTGATAGCCTTTAACAGCAACGGCGGCATTCACCCTGACATCGATCTCGGCTTCGGCACCTATGTGATTGATGCCGATATTCAGGGCTACCAGTACGTCAACTTGCGCGGGCGCGGCGCGGGGACCAGCAACAGCGGCCCGCCGACCAATGGCTGGCTCAATCGCGGCTCGCAGACGACCCTTGTTGCCAAGGCTGGCTACAACGGCAACATGATCCTTTTCAACGCCAACTCAACCCGCACGGCGCAGTTCACCGGATCGATCAGCGGCACCACGCTGACCGTTACGGCAGTGGTGCCCGACGGCATAATCCGCGTGGGCAATGGTCTCCAGAACGCAGCCAACACTATCACCTTCGGAACGCAGATCATTTCGCGCCGGGCGGTGGTGACGGGGAAGATCAGCGACGGTTTTGGCGGGGCGGGGAACATCTTTGAAGTCACGGCCCTTGGACGACCTGCCGGTCAGATCAAGGTGGGCGACCAGATTACGGGCGCGTTCACGACCGCAACAATCACCGGTTTCGGGTCAGGTACAGGCGGTATCGGGACGTACACCATTGGCGGCGCGGCGCAGAACGTCGCCATCACTACGGTAACGACGATCCCGAGCGCCGACACCGGCACGGGCGGCGTGGGCACCTATACCGTCAACAAGTCGCAGACCGTTGCATCGGGCTCAATCTACACGGGCGACAGCCTGACTGATACCAGCATTTCGCGGGTCTGCTTTCGCGGCAACTGGACCGGGCCGGGCGATGTTACCAATACCACCGGGCGCGCAATTGCCTTCGATGGTGTCTATGCCATCCAGAACTGTTATTTTGAAGAGTGCGAGTTTCACAACTTCGCGCAAGATGCGATCTACGGCAACGTCATTCCGCTGCCGGGGCGGTTCCGCAGGCTGTGGGGGCGGTATCTTGGCGGGTCGGTGATCCACTTCGACTATAACGCCAATCGCGGAACGCATAGCCTCGTCTTTGATGATATTCAGGGCGACTTCATCGGCGGCGTGTCGCAGACGGTTGACGCGGCGGGCGCTGCGCTAACCTATCAGCCTGCGCTGATCATGCTCGACGGCTCGCTGCGCGTGGCGGCGGCGCAGAACATGGCGGCGGAGGATATTGTTTTCCGCGACTTGAAGCATGAGATTGATAGCTCGGCCTCCAGCACGACGGCCTATTCGCCTAATACGGTACAGCTTCACATGATGGAGCGCGTGACTGTGGCGGTTGAAAACGTCAACACGATCCCGAGCAACCCGCTCGGCGGCGGCACTCCTGTTACGAATGCCATCCTGCTTTTGACCGGCACAAAAGTATCGTTTTACTCGCTGGCGAACTGCCGCATGGGTTCCAGCCTGTCTGTGTCCGACTTCCTTGTGGACGATCAGGTTCGTTCGACCACAGTTGCCAAGGAATACCGCTTCTATTCGTTCACGCGCGAACTGAACGATACATATATGCCGTCTTCGACCGATCCGATTGAGCGCACGGGCACGGTGGATGAAGGGACGGGTGCGCGCTCGGCTTTTGCGCTTTATCAGCGCTTGGCATCTGGACGGCAGAGTTGGGGCGACGGCACCGCTTCGCTGGATGTGGCCTTGTACCGAGGCGCTGCAGGTAATCTGTATCTCGACGGCGTTTTCCGGCCACAAAAGCTTATCCAGCGTGGAGGGACGGCTCTTGTTGGCGGCACCATTGACGGGTCTGGTATAGCAGGCGATTTTCGTCTCGTGAATTGGGGGGCGGGCGCGGTCATTACGCCCTATGCCAACTCCTTCGCGGGGCGTTGGCGCATCACAATCGTTGCTGGAACTGGTCCCGCAGCCAATCCACAGTGCCGTATCACTTTCCCCACAGTCGCGGGCACCGATATAGCCTACCCAACAGCGGTGTTTCCGTTCGTCCAGCAATGCTTTTGCAACACCGGAACTCCCGGAGCTTACGCGCAGGTGATCTCGGAAAGCTCGGGTGCCAGTGTGCCTTATCTGAGCGGGTGTTCGTTTACGTGGATCGGTACGCCGGTTGCAGGTTCAACCTACATCTTTCAAGGCTTCATGGCGTGACCCCCTCAAGTAGGAGCACCAGCTAATGGCATTTCGCTACTGGGTCGGCGGTTCGGGTATAGGGGGCAATATTTCTGTACTGCCTTAGGCTACATCAGAGCCTAGGCAGGCTCGGGGACGTATGGTATATTTCTAACCAAGCATACTAGGAGTGAGACATGGCCAAAGGTGGTAAGACCAACTCGCAGATGAAGAAGATGGGGCGCAATCTCGCCAAGATTGCCAACCAGAAGTCGGGCAAGAAGCCTTCGAAGGATATGGGGAAGGTCAATAAGAATGGCTGAGCACACCAAGGACATTGGCAAGTATGGCCAGCCTAAGTCGTACTCGGGCCCGATGGGCAACAACGGCTACCCCAACACGGTTGCTAACACCCAGACGCAGAAGATGCGCGGCACGGGTGCGGCTACCAAGGGTACCGGGCACAGCAAGAAGATGGGCTGATGAACTACACCAAGCTCGCAGCGTCAATTAGGTCCTATACGGAAAACCAGTTCCCCAATACCGCTGGTATCGGGGGTTTGACGTCTGCTGAGCAGATTGATACCTTCATCAAGGAAGCCGAGCAGCGTATATTTAATTCAGTCCAGCTGCTGGACCTACGTAAGAACGTAACCGGCAACTGCACGGCATCGAACAAGTACCTTTCTGTCCCCACTGACTGGCTCTCTACCTTCTCTATCGCCGTCATAGATGGCAGCGGGAACTATGAGTATCTACTCAATAAGGATGTCAACTTCATCCGGCAGGCCTATCCGAACCCGAACGACAGAGGGCTCCCCTACTGCTATGCCTATTTTGACGAGAACTCGTTTATCCTAGGTCCGACCCCCGACGCGAACTACGCTATAGAGCTACACTACTTCTATTATCCTCCGTCCATTGTGACCGCAGGGACGTCGTGGCTCGGTGATAACTTTGATAGCGTGTTGCTCTACGGCTCCCTACTTGAGGCATATACCTTCATGAAGGGTGAGAACGATGTCATGGCCGAGTACCAGAAGCGGTACGATGATGCGCTAGCTATGCTGAAACAGTTTGGTGAAGGCAAGAACCGTCAGGATGTGTATCGTAGCGGCCAAGTCCGCTATCCGGTGAGGTGATATGTTTGATCCGGCAACAGGTAGCATTGGGGACGTTATGGTCATGGCCACTAGTGGTCGTGGTTCCACGCCCGAAGAGATCGCTGAACGCGCCCTCGACAAAATCATCTATGTCGGAAGCAGCGCGCACCCGGCGATCCGCGAGCAGGCCGAAGCTTTCAAGGATAACATCCGCAATGTGCTGATCCATTATATGCACGAGGTAGTACGCTCACATAACGTCACCCTGACAAACAAGTTCATGCAGGCGGGGCACCCAGAGCTGATCCCGATCCTCGACGTATAAGGAGGCCAGAATGGCGCTTACGCAATCCATGTGCACTAGCTTTAAAGCTGAGCTTATGCTCGGTGTGCACGACTTCCGCGTTACTGGTGGCGACACCTTCAAGCTGGCGCTGTATACGTCGGTGGCTACACTTAACGCCAACACAACTGCCTATACGGCAACCAACGAAGTCACTGGCACGGGTTACACCGCTGGTGGTGGCACGCTCACCCGTCTCGGGGTTACTACCTCGAACGGTACTGAATCGAGTGGCACGGGGTTTACAGACTTCTCCGACCTTACCTTTTCTGTTTCGACGATCACGGCTCGCGGGGCGCTGATTTATAATGCCACGCCTTCGGCACTCTCTAACTCAGGTACCACCCTGACGAACCCTACGGTGTGCGTGCTGGACTTTGGTTCGGATAAAACGTCTACGGTTGGTGACTTTACCATCATCTTCCCTGCGCCGACTAGCACCACCGCCATCATCCGGATCGCATGATGATCGAAGAGCTCATCGCCCGCGTCTTCTATGCCCGTAACGTGGCCCACTTTGAGCATTGGCGTGCTCATGGTGTTGGTGGTTATGCGCGGCATCAGGCGCTCGGCGCGTTCTACGACGAGGTTATTGAGGCTATCGATACTCTGGTAGAGGCGTATCAGGGTGCGTTTGAACTGGTGGGTACCATCCCTGCCCCCAAGACCAAGGCTGAGGATATCCTGATGATCCTCGTCGAGGACGCGGAGTGGATCGAGAAGAACCACGAGAAGATTTGCAGGGGTAACCGTGCGGTCGCCAATCTGGTAGATAGCGTGACCGGCGTGTATCTCACCACCACTTATAAGCTCAGGAACCTGATGTAATGGCTATTGTGTTAGGTCAACGTTCGCTGTTGCGGCTTGAAGGGGTTCACCCTGATCTAGTCCGCGTCGTCAAGAAGGCTGTGGCCATGTCGCCGCTCGACTTCACCGTGCTGGAGGGGTTGCGCACGCTTGACCGGCAGAAGCAGCTCATGGCTGCTGGTGCTACTAAGACGATGAACTCCCGCCACTTGACTGGCCACGCGGTTGATCTGGCACCCATGATTGGCGGCACTGTCCGTTGGGACTGGCCGTTGTACCATCAGCTTGCTGCGGTCGTGAAGGACGCGGCGAAGGCAGAGAACGTCCCGATCCAGTGGGGCGGTGACTGGCGCACTTTCAAGGACGGCCCGCATTGGGAGCTGCCTTGGAAGGCGTATCCGAAGGAGAAATAAGATGACCAAGGAAGAAATTTACGGTGTAACGCGTAACCTTCTCGCGGCTGTGGGCGGCTTCGCTGTAGCTCGTGGTTGGGTTGACTCCGAGACCGCTGTGTCGCTTGCCGGCGCACTTGCCGCAATCGCTGCGGCTATGTGGTCAGTTAAGTCCAAGCGCACGAATAAGAAGGGTAAGATCGATGGCGTTTAATACCGGAGACGTGGTTCGCCTCATCCAGCCTGTTATCCAAGGCGAAGTTATAGACACCGAGTACGACCGCGACAGCGGTGGCCTCCGTCATCTTGTCCGTTACGCGGACGCCGAGGGTAGCATGCAGCAGCGCTGGTTCCTTGAGACCCAGCTTGAAGGGGGTACTCAGTAATGGAAAAGATGAATGCGCGCGATGCGCTCGGGGCTGGTATCGGGCGCTCGGGGTTTAGCGGTGAGATGGTTAACCCCGTAGGTACGTACACTATCGAGTGCCGTGATGCCGATGGCAATATCAAGTGGTCGGAGACGATCCACAACCTCGTCACCACGGTCGGCAAGAACGACATGCTCGACAAGTACCTATCGGGCTCGGCCTACACTGCTGCATGGTACCTCGGGTTGATCAGTTCCACTGGTTACAGTGCGTTGTCGGCTGCTGATACTGCGGCCTCGCACGCGGGTTGGACTGAATCTACTGCCTACTCAGAAGCTACACGTCCCGCACCTTCGTTCTCTGCGGCTTCAGCAGGTTCGAAAACTACGTCGGCAGCTGTGGCGTTCTCAATCAATGCTACCGTTACGATCAAAGGCTGCTTCCTTATCTCCAATAATACTAAGGGCGGCACAACGGGTATTCTGTTCTCAGAAGGTCTTTTCACGGGGGGTGATCGCTCTCTGGTGAGCGGGGATACCCTTAGCGTCACATACACGCTGTCTTTGTAACGGCCTCCGCATGAGGTAGGAGGCATAAATGGCTCGGTTCGCTGTATCAACTGGCGTTGTTGCAGGCGCTTTTGCGTGGAACGCCACCGTTGGTCTTAAATGGGCGCTGACATCGGGCGGTGCGGGCGGGCAAGCAGTACCGGGCGCTTCCGATGATGTCACGTTCGACAGCGCGACCTCCTCTGCGTCTTATACCGCGACCCGCACCGTAGGGACGGGCATCCGAAGTCTGAGCCTTGCCGCACCGTCGAGCGGCACACTGACGTTCGTCAACGCCAGCAACATGTCTCTCGGCGCGGGTGGGTTGACCATCGCCGCCAGCGGGGTGACAGCCACAGGCTGGACTGGCACGATAACTGTTGGCGCTTCGACCAACACACTCAACACCAACGGCGTGGCTCTTGGCGCGGCCTTGACGCTCAATTCAGCCAGTTCCAACGTCACGCTTGGCAGTGATTTCAGCACAGTCGGTGCCGTCACGCTCAGTACCAGCGGCGCTTCGCTGCTAATCAACGGCAAGGTGCTGACCGCCTCCGCCCTGTCGTCCGTATCGGGCGCGACAGTCAACTTCGGCACCACCGGCTCGGCTGTCATCAACGCGACTGCTACCGGAACCGTCTTGAGCCTTGCAGGCACCACGACCAACCCCGGAGCGGTGACGGTCAACACCGCCGCGTTCTCAACCACAGTTTCGGCAGGGACTTCGCGCGTTGCCCTGACGTTGACTAGCTCCAGCAGCGCGCCAACAATTACGGCTTCGGGCGCAGTATCGTCACTCACTCTGAGTGGCTTCACCGGCACGATCTCCAACTCGGGTACGGCGGTCTTTTCGAGCTTTACGATCCCCACTGGCCTTGGCGGCGGGTCTGGGGGCTGGACCGGCAGCGGCGCGTTGGTCGTCGATGGCACGCTGATAACCAACGGGCGCACACTTGGGGGCCAACTGGCATCCTATATAAGCTCTGGGACCACTGTAACCACCACTCTTGGCAGCGATGTCAGTGCCACAGCATTGAATTTCGTTGATAGCTCAACACTTAACATCGGAACCTATACACTTACCGTGGGGTCTATTACCCTCGGCACGTTTGACGTAAGCTTCCCGACTATAAATATGAGCGGCGGCAGGATTGTCGTCACTGGCACCAGCACGAGTGACGTCGTTGGCGGAACCTTTGGTGCAAACTCGATTATCGAGTTCACGACCGCCGCAACGCGCACTTTGAGCAATGCGAACAGCGCCAACCTGACCGTCATCAACTCCGCTGGCACCTTGACGCTTTCGGGTTCGAGCCCCGTTCTTGGCACGATCCAAGCCTCGACTGGCGTACTCGAACTCCCCGCGTCCCAAACGACAACCGTTACGACTGTTACGCTGACAAACAGCACCCTGCGCTCGGCGACCAACGGCACCCCGGCGACGATCAGTAAGGCATCTGGCACGGTCAATTTCACCGGGATGACCTTCCGCGATATCACCGCGACGGGCGGTGCTGTGTGGAACGCTTACACCTCTAATGGCAATACCGATGGCGGTGGCAACACCGGGATCAACTTTGCTGCACCTGCAGCATCTACTGTAGCCGAGACTGCTACACCTACGGACACGCAGAGCGCATCCAGCACTGCCTTCGGCGCAGTGGCCGAGACTGCTACCCTTACGGACGCGCAGAGCGCATCCAGCACTGCCTTCGGCGCAGTGGCCGAGACTGCTACCCTTACGGACGCGCAGAGCGCATCCAGCACTGCCTCCGGCGCAGTGGCCGAGACTGCTACCCTTACGGACGCGCAGAGCGCATCCAGCACTGTCTCCGGCGCAGTGGCCGAGACTGCTACCCTTACGGACGCGCAGAGCGCATCCAGCGCTGTCTCCGGCGCAGTGGCCGAGACTGCTACCCTTACGGACGCGCAGAGCGCATCCAGCGCTGTCTCCGGTGCAGTAGCTGAGACTGCTACACCCACTGACGCGCAGAGCGCATCCATCACTACCTCCGGTGCAGTAGCTGAGACTGCTACACCCACTGACGCGCAGAGCGCATCCAGCACTGCCTCCGGCGCAGTAGCTGAGACTATATCCGTAGCAGATACCGTAAATGGGGGCGTATCTGTATCTACCGAGGTTTACCTAGGTGGCACAACGGCTTCGGCATTGCTGGGTGAGACTAGCGAGGTTGGCAATTCTAATGTATATCCGTTAGGTGTACAGGCGTCGGGTAGCATTGCCGGTGTTCTTGTATGGGGCCAGATCAACGATAACCAAACTCCTAACTGGGGGCCGGTGGACGACTCTCAATCTGGTAGCTGGGTCCCGGTAGCAGATGGGAATACCGTTATCTGGACGCAGATACCTACATGAGGAAGAAATATGCCTAGTACCTACAGCAGCCTGAAAATTCAGCTGATGGCCACTGGTGAGAACAACACCACGTGGGGCGCTATTACTAATATTAACCTAGGTACAGCTCTTGAAGAGGCTATTGTTGGCTCTGCGACCGTTACATTCGCGGGCGTTAGCAGGACGCTAGACCTCGTAGATAGCAATGCCTCTCAGCCCGCGCGTAACGTACGTCTCGATCTGGCCGGTACCTTGAGTGGGCCTAGCCGCAATCTGACTGTGCCCGCCATTGAGAAGCCGTACATCATCAACAACGGCACTGACGGCACGGTTACGGTCAAAAATGCTACGGGCACCGGCATCGCCGTCCCCACCGGTAAGACCACGTGGGTATATAACGATGGTACCAACGTTGTAGATGCAGTAAATTACCTTACGTCCCTCACGCTGGGCGCTGCACTGCCAGTCGCTAGTGGCGGCACGGGTGCGGCTACATTCACTGCTAACTATCTGCTTAAGGGCAACGGTACGGGTGCACTGGCACTGAGCTCCGTCCAAGATAACGGGACCAAGGTCTCTATCGGCGGTGACATCGGCACCACAGCATCGGTTCTTTTCAGGTTGCCAGTCACTGGTGTCGGCGGGAACGCGCAGGCGCTCAGCCTCATTAGTATTATTCAGCCAGATGTCGTCACTGTAGCACGAGGCTATTACAGTGCCCTGAATACTGCAGGTAATGGTGGTACTGGGTACACTATTGCTGAACTCTACCATAACGGCATCGGCGAGGGTACGTATAACGTAGACAGCACTATCACAGAACAGACGGGATATGCTGTTTCGAACGGCTTCAAAAGCGCAGCTACTAACTATGGCTTCCGCATGGGCAACCCCGGCGCTGCAGCAATCACAGCGGGTAAGACTGTATATGGTTTCCGTAGCGAGGTCCCTATTGCTACTGGTGGCGGCTCAGCATGGAACTTCTACGCGTCAAGCACTGCGGCTAACTACCTCAACGGTAGCCTCTACCTCGGCGGTGTACCGGGCGATACGACTACTGCAAAAATTGCGCTAACAGCTTTCCAGAATGGTACCGATGTCACGGGGTATATCTCAGGTATTACCCTTACTGTTACGGCTGGAGCCACTGGTACGCTAGCAGTTGGGCAACCTATTTGGGGTCCCGGTATTGCTGTAGGGACGTATATCACCGAGGTTACACCGCCTTCAATTGGCGGTGTCGGCCCCTATAAGGTTTCGATTAGCCAGACGGTAGGTAGTTCGGGCTCCCCCATAACAATTGCTACGGTACCCCAAGCTGCTAATCGCATCCGGTTCCACGACACGGGTACTTTTGTTGGCGCTAACCAGCAGCTCGGTACGATTGATTGGTATAGTGCGGACAGTTCCTCACCGGGTGCTGGCCCCAAAGCATTCATCACTGTCGTTACGGAAACCCCCACCCCCGATGCAGCAATTGTGTTTGGTACCGCCGATAATACCTCGGCTAGTGTGGGTCCCGTCGAGCGGCTGCGCATCACTAGCGATGGGTATGTCGGTGTAGGTAATTCTGCACCTACTCAGGCACTCGCTGTCAGTGGTGCGGTTGGTTACAACGCGCCAGTTACGGTCACTGATGCTACCTACACTGTTGGTATTGCCGACAACTGGATCATCGCCAATAGAAATGGTACCGTCACCCTGACACTACCTGCAGCAGCTTCGTTCACTGGGCGTATCCTGACGGTCAAGAACGTGCAGCCGCATACGGTTATCTCAGCGTCGTCTAATGTGGTACCCATGAACTCGACTGCAGCGGGTACAGCCATTCTTGCAGCCACTGATGGTAAGTTCGCTACGCTGGTGAGTGACGGCACCAACTGGGTTATCATGCAGGCTAACTAAGGGACAGCTGATGCCTTTCATCAAGCTCCAGTTCAAGCCGGGGGTTAACCGGGACCAGACTACCTACTCGAACGAGGGTGGGTGGTACGAGTGCGACAAGATTCGTTTCCGTTCCGGATACCCAGAGAAGCTAGGGGGTTGGGCTAAGGCGACCCCCACCGCATTTAGTGGTTATTGTAGGCATATGTGGAACTGGAGCACCACATACTCGACCAATATCCTCGCACTGGGCACTAACACCAAGGTCTACCTTGAGATCAATGGTGTGTATTCTGATATCACCCCTTTCGCCGACCCACTGGTTGGGTCTAATACCTTCGCGGTGTCTAATACGTCTAATGTAGTTACCGTAACCACTACTACAGCTCTTCCCTCGCAAGTAGTTACCGGCGAGCCTGTAAAAGTCAGCGGTTTTGTCTCTCCTGTTGGCGGTATTCCGGCTGAACAGCTTAATGGTGTTCACGTAGTAACGGTCACCGGGGCCAATACATTTACGTATACCGTTTCTACTGCTGCTACCTCGAATAACTCAGCTAGCGACGTAGACTATAAGGTCCAGCCTGAGATCGAACCCTATAACGCAATAACCACTCTGGGCTATGGATGGGGCACGAGCACGTGGAGTCGAGGTGCGTGGGGTAGCGCATCTACACCCCCATCGGGGGTGCCACTCCAGCAGCGCGACTGGTTCTTCGATAACTTTGATAACGACCTAGTTATGAACATCCGTAATGGCCCTGCCTATTGGTGGGGCAACGGAGTTGATTACGTCCCCGACGTAGATGTGCATGCGGTCACACTGCAGGAATATGCCGCAGGCCAAGGCTTTGACCCCGACGCTGTACCTTCGCAGGTTATGCAGCTCATGGTCTCCCAGCAAGACCGCCACCTCATCGCCTTTGGCGCAGTACCGTTCGGGTCTACGATGGTTAACGACTTTGACCCTATGCTGATCCGCTGGGCAGATCAGAGTACTCCTGCAGACTGGACTCCGACAATCACTAATAGCGCTGGCGATCTCAGGGTTTCACGCGGCTCCCGCATTGTGCGTGCACTGCCGACGAGGCAGGAAATTCTCGTTTGGACTGATTCGCATCTATATACCTTACAGTTCCTCGGCACGACTGACGTGTTTGCTCTGCAGGAGTACGCAGACAACATCTCCATAGCATCACCCCGTGCAGTCACCACGGCAGCAAGCATTACCTACTGGATGGGGCAAGATAAGTTCTACGCCTATACCGGGCGCGTCGAGACCCTGCCATGCACTCTGCGCGACCATGTGTTCAACAACATCAATATGTTCCAAGCTGATCAGATTGTTTGCGGTACCAATGAGCAGTGGAACGAGGTCTGGTGGTTCTACCCCACTGCGGATAGCGACTATAACGACGCCTATGTGGTCTATAACCACTTAGAACGCATCTGGTACTACGGCTCGCTTGCGCGCACTGCTTGGCTAGATACGCCAATCCGCCACTATCCTCAGGCTGCAAACACTGCTGGTGGCGCTACATCAGGCTACCTCTACAACCATGAATATGGCCTTGATGCTGATGGTGTGGCTATGGAGAGCTATATCGAGTCGAGTGACTTTGACCTCGGTGACGGCGACAACTTTATGCTGACCCGGCGCATCCTGCCCGACATTAGCTTTGGTAGCTCCACTGCAGTATCGCCAGAAGTTACCCTTGAGACACGGTACCGTAACTTCCCCGGCAGCAGCCTGCAGGGGAGTAGTGAGGACTACGGTAGCGTCATTAAGACGAGTGTCGATCAGTACACCGAGCAGGTCTTCATTCGCGCACGTGCGCGCCAGATGGCACTCAAGGTGATGTCTGATGGGCTTGGTGTTCAGTGGCAGCTGGGTGCGCCGCGCCTAGACGCACGGCAGGATGGGACACGCTAATGGCCCTTGATAAGTTCAAAGCTCCACCGCTCCCTAATCCCCCTTCACACTGGGACCCGCAGTATATGCGGCAGGTGTTGCGCGTGCTTGAGCTCTACTTCTCACAGTTGGATTCGACTGCTGCCAACCATGCGTCAAAGTACACGGCGGATACGTTCAATGGCATCTTCGCTGCAAAGCGGGTGACCACTGCGCAGAAGAACGCGCTTACTCCTGAAGCGGGATGGGTGGTTTTTGATACGACGTTAGGTAAGCTATGCGTCTATGATGGCTCTGCGTGGCAGACCGTGACTTCCGGCTAAATTAGCGTTATAAGTGCCGCCATACGGTAAGGGTGATTACATGCAAGCGCTCACGGCTCCTCCCCAGATGACTTCCCCCTATACCCCAGCGGGTGGGTCCGGTATGTCCACTGGTCCTACTCTGGGTCCGCAAATTCCCGGTACTACCGGTGGCCTTCCAGCGCAGCCGGGCCTCTCCGTTGCTAGTAACCCGATGGCGAAGCAGCTTCAGGATATGGGTCGTGGTGATGACTCCGTCCTTGTCCACATGACCCCTAACGAGGTTAACAGCCTGCAGGGTCTGGCTATGGCGTCGGGTGGCTCTCTTACCACTAACCCCCACACTGGCCTTCCTGAAGCTGGCTGGCTCGGCAAGCTGCTGCCCACACTGCTAGGCGGCGTTCTGGCGGCTACCGGCGTTGGTGCCCCCCTCGCTGCTGGTATCGTAGGCCTTGGTCAGACTGCACTCACAGGTGACCTGAGGAAGGGTCTCATGGCAGGCCTCGGTGCATTCGGTGGCGCTTCCCTTGCTGGCGCTGCTGGTCTTGGTGGTGAGCTATCTTCGAATGCCTTCGGTGCACTGGGCGACAAGGCCGGTATTCTCGGTGCTAATATGGGGGCTGGTGCTGCTACTGCTATACCCAGTGTTGCCCCCACTATCGCTGCACCGGCTGGTATGGGTAACGTAACTGCGCCCGTTTTTGGAGGGGCTATTACTCCGGCCTCCGCCGCAGCGACAGGGCAGGCAGCGCTTGCAAACTCAGCCGCACAGACTGGCGCTAATGGCGCGGGCTTCTTCTCTAAGTTCGGTGATGCCGCCAAGGCGGGGCTCCCGAAGGGTATTATCGCTAACGCCGCGCCTATGCTGGCGGCTTCCGGCGTGCTGAACACCGTGTCTCAGGTGGCTACCCCTGATATGCCTAAGTACGATCCGAGTAAGGAAAAGTCTAACTATAAGGGTCCCTACCTCCCTAGCCCCCGCCAAGTCTCTGCCCCTAGGCCGTATGATCCGTATAACATGGATAGCTCGGAAGCTATGTACTTTACGCCGTCCAACCCTGTGCCGGGTTACCGCCCGTCGAGTGAGGTTACGGAGCAGGAGCGCAGTGTCTATGGTCTAGCTGAGGGCGGCACTGCCAAGGCCCCCTCCAAGGACGCAGGCTTCAATGACCTCGTGTCCTACTTCCAGTCTAGCAGCCCCGGCCCGGTTACTGCCTCTATGTACCCGGTCCAGTCCGCTGCGCCGATGAAAGAAGAGGCGCATGCTTTCAAGACTCCCCCGGTGAGCACTAGCACGGGCGCTGGGTTTTCTGGAGGGGTAATCAATATTCCCGGCTACGGCCCCATCGACCTCTCCAAGTATGTAACTGCGCCTACGCCTACGCCTACGCCTACGCCTGCGACCAAGACTCCGGCTACACCCACGCCTACCACACCATATGAGTACTACAGTCGCTATGGTGGGGCGGGTGGCGACCGTACCAAGCGGGTAGAAGTGGCTACTGGCGGTAAGATCAATATGAACGATGGCTCGTTCGTCGTGGATGCGCGTACGGTCTCTGAGCTGGGTAATGGTAGCAGCAACGCGGGTATTGAGCTTCTCTCGCGTATGGGCGGGCACCCGGTTCGCGGCGCTGGTGATGGTGTGAGCGACTCTGTCCCTGCGCGTATCGGAGGTAAGCAGGAAGCGCGTGTAGCCCGTGATGAGGTAATCTTCTCGTCCGAGGCGGTGCGCCGTGTGGGTGGCGGCGATGAGAAGCGCGGCACCAAGAAGCTCTACGCTCTCATGGACAAGGCTCATAAGGCGCGCAAACGCGCGGGGCGTGGTACGGATACCCACCTACGTAGGGGGCTTGCATGAGCGAGTATAAGGTTTCCCTTGTACCGCAAGGACTTATCGATGATGTGTGGCCAGACGTAGCGCCGTATATTACCAGCGCGCTGGAGCATGCGTCGGGTAAGTACGAGCTGGAAGACGTGTATTCTCTCCTAGTTGAGTATGGATATCCGCTGTGGATTGCGTTCAACGAAGACGGTATTAAGGGCGTCGTCATAACCCGTTTTGTGCAGTACCCACGGAAGAAGTACCTGTTCATAGAGTATTGCGGTGGCACTGACGGTTGGGGTTGGAAAACTCCCATGTTTGAAACACTCAAGTCTTGGGCTAGGGATAACGAGTGCGATGCTATAGAAGCCGGTGGGCGTGTTGGTTGGGCTAGAGTGTTCAGGCCAGACGGCAGTAAACTTACCAGTCAGCATTTTGAGGTAGGGGTCTAATATGGGTAGTCCTAGCACACCAACCCAACAGAACGTAACAAGTACTACGTCGAACCTGCCGGAATACGCACGTCCGTATTTCGAGAACATGATGAACCGCGCGCAGGCGCAGTCATACCAGCAGTACACTCCCTACAGCGGTCAGCGGATTGCCGGGTTCACACCTGCGCAGCAGCAGATTCAGCAGAACACGCTCGGGATGGGGTCACCCAACCAGTTCGGTACTGGTTCGGCACTTGCGTATCAGGCGGGCCTCGGTGCGCTTAACCAGAAGTACGACCCGAAGCAGTTCAACGCGAGCTCGTTTGGCGGGGCTGAAGCCAAACAGTACATGTCTCCGTACGCCCAGAATGTTATGGACGTGCAGAAGCGCGAAGCTACGCGGGATGCTCAGAAGTCGCAGCTTGCCGAAGACCTCGGTGCTGCGCGTCAGGGTACCTATGGTGGCTCCCGCCAGCTCCTTGCCTCCCTTGAGCGGGAGCGCAATCTGGGTACGCAGCTTGGCGATATTCAGGCGCGCGGTCAGCAGGCGGCGTACGAGAACGCGCAGAGCCAGTTCGAGCGTGACCGCATGGCAGGGATGGAATCCCAGCGCCTCTCGGAGCAGTCGCGTCAGTTCGGTGCGGGTCAAGGCCTTGCAGGGCTGCAGGCTGCGGGGCAGATGGGTCAGACACTTGGTAACCTTGGCCAGTACCAGCAGAACGCGGATATCCAACGCCTCGGGGCTCAGGGCGCGGCAGCGGGCCAGCAGCAGCAGATGCAGCAGCAGTATCTTGACCAGCAGTACGGTGACTTCCTGCGCCAGCGCGACTACCCGATGGAGCAGCTGGGGTACTTCAGCAACCTGCTGCGCGGCCTCCCGATGCAGCTCAACAGCACACAGACCTCGTATGCTCCGCCCCCCTCGGTGGCATCGCAGTTGCTTGGCGGCGGGCTTGGTGCGTATAGCACGTACAAGATGCTCCAAGGTTAAGGAGATATAAGTGGCTAAGCCGTTCAGCATCCAGTCGCCGGAAGACATCGCCAAGGAGTACGGTGGCAACAAACAGAAGATCGGCCAAGCTATGCAGCTTGGTATCGTCGATCCCACGGCTGGCGTCCTTGCCGGTATGTTCATTGATCGCATGCGTAGTCCGCAGACTATGGAAGGTGCTAATCCTCCCACAGTCGCCCAACAGGTCATGGGCGGTGCACCCGCCGCCTCCCCGCCCTCTCCTGCCTCTCCCGGGGGGTTGGAAGCGCTGCCGCAGGGTGCGCCGTCCATGGCACCGCCGCCCGAAATGGGCGCTATGCCCGCACCTGAAGGTCCCCCTATGGGTATGGCCGAAGGCGGTATCGTCGGTCTCGATATCCCCGACACCATGTTCGACGAGTCGAGCAATGGCGGCTTCGACGAGGGCTACGCAGGCGGCGGTCTGGTTGCGTTTGCTGGGGGTGGCATGACGGACAAGGAGTACCTTGACTATATCCGTCGCAAAGAGAGCCGGGGCCGCGACTACGATAAAAACGGCAAGCCGCTGCGCAGTCGGGCTGGTGCGATGTATGCTATGCAAGTACTGCCTTCGACCGCACGTGATCCCGGCTATGGTGTAGACCCTGTTTCTGCGGAGACTCCGGAGGAGTACAACCGCGTCGGTAGTGATCTCGCGCTGGCCCTACGTAAGAAGTACGGTGATGTTGGCGGGGCCATGGCTTATAACTGGGGTCCGGGTAACTACCAGAAGTGGCGCGATGCAGGCTCCCCCGCAGAGCGTATCCCGAGCGAGACACGCAACTACGTTTCCGAACTTGGTGGTCTCAACGCTGCAGCTGCGATACCTGAACGTAATACAGACTCAGCCGCTGGCCGTGCGGGGTCGCTGCAAGACCTTATGGGTATGATGGGTACGATCAACAAGAAGTCGGATGACGAGGTCGCGGCTACGGACAAGTACCGAGCTATGCTGACTGAACGTGCATCAGACGAGGATTACGAGAAGCAGCGCAAGGAAGACATGTGGGCTACGCTCGCAGAAATCGGCTTCAACATGGCATCATCCAAATCGCCGTTCGTCCTGCAGGCTATTGGTGAAGCAGCAGCAGCTGCACTGCCGGGTGCCCGCGCCAGCAAGAAGGAGCGCAAGGAGACGAAGGATCGCGCTATCGAAGGTCTCATGGAGCTCGGTGCCCGCGACCGCAAGGAGGCTGCGGAGAACTTCAAGGCAGTTGTCCCGCTGTGGCAGGAAGGCATCCGTGCCGAGCAGTTTGCGAAGGGGTACGGGCTTGATGTAGAGAGGCTGAAGCAGCAGGGCGAGCTCACCCGCGAAGAGATTGCGGCTCAGAGGGATATCGCAGCTATGCGTCCGGAGTCGTTGGACTTCAGGGAGCGCTTTGCCAAAGATATATTTGCGGATTACGTGCGGCGTAACGCTATTGGCAATTTGATCGTCAACGGTAAACGTCTACCGCCGAACTCCAAGAGCAATGAAGAGCTGCGTGTTATGGCGATGCAGGAAGTCGTTAACCGTATGCCGAGTGGTCAACAGTCAGGAGGCTTTGACCCTAGCACCGGGCTTCCGGTAGTGACCCCCACTGGCGGCGGTAAGCAACAAGTGGTAACTACAGACTACGGTCAGATGTAGCAGGATTAACCAATGCCCACCTATCAGATCACCGGTAAGAACGGCGTTATTTACCGCGTTAACGGTCCTGATGGGTTGACCAAACAGCAGGTAGTCGCAGACGTCCTAGGTAAGTTCCCTGAAGCGGGTATCCCACCGCAGCCTGAGAATGCTCTGGAGCGGTCAGGTGTTGTCGGTAACGCAGCAGCGTACCTTGCGGATATCCCCCTTCAGGCGTTTGAAGGTCTTACTGGGGTAGGCAAGACCCTTACTGATGTCTTTGGTGCGGGCAACGTCGCGTCCAATGCGCTAGAAGATGTGAGCCAGTACGCGCACGATCTGCGTTCTTCGGAATCTCGCGGGCAGGAGAAGATCAACGCAGCGCGCAGCGAAGCCGCCAAGGGTAAGGGCGCGCTGGGGGAGATCGCAGCTGCAGGGCAGAACTTCCTTTCCTCGCCGTTGGAGTCAACCGCTAACCTTGTCGGCTCTGCGCTTCCATTTATCGGGGCTGCTGTTGCTACGGGAGGTGCGGGGGTTCCCCTCATGCTCGGCGCTGCTTCGGGCGCTGGCGCAATTAAGGGTGACATCTACGACGCTATGTACCGCGCATCGCGCGAGCACGGTGCCAACGAAGAGCAGGCTACCGCCGCTGCTACCAAGGCGCAGGAATATGGCGGGGAGAATCTCGACCAGATTGCGCTAGGTACCGTTCTTGGTGCTGTTGCTTCGGCAACCGGCCTCCCGCGCCAAATCAGTAGTGCTATCGGGCGTAGGGCAGCGGCTAAGGTTGCAGAAGCAGGTGTTGAGCGCGAAGTCGTAAAGCGTAGCTTGCCTAGAGGTATGGTTGCGGGCGCGGCGGAAGAAGCTATCCCTGAAGCCATACAGGAAGGCCAAGAGCAGTACGCTAGTAACCTAGCGCAGAAGCGCGCCGGGTATGATGTTGACCTAATGTCTGGCGTTGCCGGTCGCGCCGCTGAAGCAGGTATCGCGTCCCTCATCCCCGGTGCTTACGGCGGGCATCGAGAAGTCCGGGCCGGGGTCGCCCAAGATGTCAAAAAAGAGCTCGACGCGCTTCCGCCTAATGCTACTCCTGAGGTCAAGGATGCCGCTGTCGAGCGCTTCATCCAGCGCGGCTTTAGTGAGGAAGAAGCGCGCACGGTCGTAAAGCGTATGGCCGCACAGAAGGATGCACTTGCCCGACAGGAAGAAGCTCTACGTCAGCAGCAGGAAGAGGAGCGCGCTGCGCGTACAGCGGGCGCTGAGCCCTCGCCTGAGCCGGATATCAATGCGCCCGGTATGCCCGGTGCCGAGCAAGAGTTCGCTCCACCTCCGGTAGACCCTGAAGAGCAGGCTGCTATGCAGCAGGCTTATGAGCAAGAGGCAGGGGGAGCACCTGCGCAGGCTGCGCCTACTCCTGTCCGCACCGTTTTCTCACCTAATGAGGCCGATGCGCTTATCCGGCGTATCGGGGTCGAGCCGGAGCTCCAGAGCGAAGTGGAAGCCGCGACCGGGCTGACATTGGACGACCTATATAGCATTGCGGACTCTGGCCCCGGCCCGCGCTACTCGCGTGGTCGCAGGCCGAAGGACACCGAGACCACCGATATGTTTGGCGCGCTCCCCATGCAGGAAGCGCCGGGTGAAGCTGCCAAGCGCGAGGAGTTCAACGCACAACGGTTTACCTCGTCGGAAGAGAAAGCCGCACTACAGGAGCAGGTGCTCCAAGAAGCCCAAGCCAACCAAGAGCGCGCTGCGGCACTTCAGCAGCGTGAGGCCGAGCAACGTGAAGAGACCCTTGGCGACATTGAGTATGCGCTCCGTGCGCAGGCTCCTGAGAATGCCGTCTACAAGGTAGACTACGACCCTACGGACACCAACGCACCGTATAAGCTCGTAGCGGAGACGAGGCTGGGCAAGAAGCCTGAGGAAGTGCTGAAGGCCAAAACGCTGCAGGACTTCTCGGACCAAGTCTATGGTCGGATGATGGAGCTCACTCCGTACATCCCCGAGGCCCCCGCTGCGCTTGAAGAGCTTGAGTCACCCGCGCGAGTTGAACAGGAAGCGCCTACCGTCGCCACTCGTATGGTGCAGAGCTTCGTCAGTGAGGTGGACGCTGCGCGCGAAGCAGGGCAGATTGACAACAACCAGCGCGCACAGCTCCTTCAGCGGATGAACCGCCCCAATGCGTACCGTATGGTCAACGGCAAACAGGTAGCCAACGACGCTATTGCTAAGCTAGAGAAGGCCGCACTGGACGCCGCTAGCACCGCACGCAATGCGTCTGCCGAAGAAAAGGAAGCTGCCGAAGCTGCCCGCATGGAGGCCAACCAACGCCTCCGCGCTGCGGTTAAGAACGGCCTGCTGAACCCGGCCCGCGCCGCACTCAAGACAATGGTGGAGACGCGGCAAGACGAGAAGCTGGGTGCTAAACAGCGCATCGGTAACGCAGCAGTACAAGAGCGTCTAGGTAGGGCGGAAGGCGCGGATACCAAGGCCGAGAAGGTTGAAGCCCGCGATGCTCGGATCGACCTCAAGGAAGCCAAGGTCCAGAAGTACCGTAGGGGCGCTGCCAAGCCCGCTAGGGGTACGCCTATAGAGCAGGTGCAGGCTCTCGTTGATAACATCGTATCCAAGTGGAAGAGCACTAACCCCGTAACCGTGGTTAAGTCTGTTGCGGATATCAAGGACGCCCGGCTGCGTGCGGCTATCGAGCGCGATGGCGCTACCGATGCGCGTGGTCTCGTTGCTCCTGATGGTACAGTCTATCTCATTGCCGACAACATCGACTCCATCGAAGACGTCAAGGCTGTCCTGTTCCACGAAGGTCTGGGCCATGTCGGTTTGGCTAAACTATTCCGGAACAATCTTGATGGCGTGCTGACCGCACTTTACCGGGGTAACGCCAACCTCAGGGCTGAAGTCGATAAATGGCGGAAGGCTAACTCGGGCGCATACGCACAGGACGCCAATCCACTGGCCCGCGCTGTTGAGGAAGTTCTTGCAGAGCGCTCCGAAGTGGGTGTGCTCGAACCTACAATTATGCAGCGCCTAGCTACAGTCGTGCGTGACTTTGCGCGCAGGCTTGGCTTTAGCCTCAAGATCAGCGACGGCGACGTAGCCGCTATCCTCCGCGCGGCGCACGATATGGTCGTGGACGGAAAACAGGAGAGCACCGCAGTTAAGGGTATGCGCTATATTGGCGCTACGCTCGTACCTAAGTACGCTCGCCCCAAGACCTCTAAGCCGAATGCCAAGAAGCTGAAGAGCGCTACCGAGGCTCTGAGCAAGGGCGCGCAACGTGTGAAAAACACGTTTAGCACTGCGGGGCTGAATGACGGCATGGAGGAGATGGCTTCGGCGCATGACTCGTCGATCTACCAGAAGGCCGTTACCGAGAACATCGATGCGATCAGCCCTAAGTTCATGGAAGGTATGGCTACGGCTATGCCGACATCCGGGCTGCTCAACTGGGCCAAGTCGCTCTACTCTCCGCAGTTCCATACGGCGCTAGCCGCTGTGGATGACTACGTACATAAAATGAACAGTATGAAGAACCGTATAAATGAGCACAGCGACAAGGTCGCACGCCTTATCCGGAACTTCGTTGACAAGTACGGCAGCGCGCAGCTGGCTACGGCTATGTTCACCTCACGTATTAACGAGGTGTCGCCGGATGAATTTGCCACGCGGGATGAGGCGCTGACGAACAATAAGGTACTCGTCGAAATCGAAAAGCGTATCGTAGCCAACTCGAACGACAAGGCGCTGGCCAAGCGCACCATAGCTGAGATCAAGGAGCTGGTCGCAAAGGGTAAAGGTGATCTGCGCCCCAAGCTCAAGGCGCTTACTACCACTGCTATCGACAACACGAAGGTGAGTGCCCAAGTCGAGCAGCTCACTGAGATGACGCGCCGCATCCGCGATACCTACGACGCTTGGGAGAAGCTGGGCGAGCAAAAGAACGGCCACAAGGTCTACCTGCAGATGCGCGAGTTCTATAAAGACATGTTTGACGCCGAGCTGGCACTTCTTGACGAGCGCATCAACAGCGTTACCGACAAGGAACAGGCGACCCGCATCCAAGACATGCGCGCTAAGCTGATGCGCGAGATCAGTACACCTGATGATGCAAAGAAGTCGGGCGATATCTTCTGGGATATCAACTCCGATCTGTTCGCCAAGGACTACTTCCCTCTCATGCGTGAAGGTAAGTACTGGCTGCGCGTAAGCGAGGATAAGGCTTCCGGGCGTGAGGAAGAGTTCCACACCTTCGAGTCGGTGAGGGAGCTGCAACGTGCTCAGAAGGCTGTCGCTGCGCGACTGGGTGTGGACCCCGAAAAGAACTCAGGAGTCATCAAAACCGGCTACGACATCGCGGAGCTGCAGGATCAGATCAAGGGCGAGGACGCTATCCTGCAGCGCGTGTTCGATATCGTGGAGAAGGCACGTAGTCAGACTAATAGCACAGGCCGTACCGATATGGATGAGCTGGTCGGTGCTATCTATGAGACTTGGCTGCAGACGACTCCCGAGCGCTCTGTCCGTCGCCGCCTGATGCGCGCCAAGGAGATTGCAGGTTTCTCACCTAACGTGGAGCTGCATTTCCGGCAGCAGGCTACGTCGTATGCCAATCAGCTTAGCAAACTCGCCTACGCAGGTAGGATACGCGGTGCAGTGGATATCGCACGGGATATCGCTAACGAAAAGGAACGCCCGACTACGGAACGTGCAAAGATGGGTATCTTCGTACGGGAGCTGGAGAAGCGGGCTAACCAAGAGCTCAAGCCCGACCCGCAGAATGCGGCGATGAACCTGATGAACCGGGCAGCGTACTACTACTACCTGACCAGTGCATCGACAGCGATGTTCAATATGACCTCAATTCCGATCCGCGTTGTGCCGCGTCTCTGGCGCGACTACGGCGTTGCCAAGGGCACCGCTATGTGGGTTAAGTACATGCAGGTCTGGGATAGCCTTGGCCGGGTAAAGGTCAACCGTGAGCACACTACGTTCGGTGACCGCATCGATGCCATAATGCCCAACGTGAATGGCTCGCACTTCGTAAAGAGTAACGCTGACCTACAGTGGGCTATGCGCGCGGGTAAGGAGCGCGGCATCCTCGATATGGTGACTGACACGCTCGTACAGAACGAACGTTCAGTGCCTAAGGTCCGGGGAACCGGCGTGAAGCGCGTTGTACAGGATACAGGGGCTGTCACTGGTAAGATGATGAGCTTCCTGTTCACAGGTACCGAGAACATCACCCGCCAGTCTGCGTACTATATGACGTTCGAGCTAGCGCTTGATAAGTACCAGAAGCAGAACCCCAACGCCACGGAGGAAGAAGCCCGCAACTACGCCCTTGAGCAGGCTGTCAGCGTCGTGCGTGATACGCTGGGCGACTTCTCCAGCTTTGAGCGTCCGAGCCTTGCTAAGGGTACGTACACACGCCCTCTGTTCCTGTTCAAGATGCATCCGCTTCTGCAGACCAAGTTCATGGTGGGCGCTATCCGTGACATGGCAGTGGGTACGGGCGCGGAGCGCGCAGGTGCGGTAAAGGAGTTCTCCGGCGTCATGATGATGGCCGGTATGTTCGGTGGCCTCATGGGTATGCCGCTGTACAGCGCGATGACCTACGCCTTCATGGCTGCTTTCGGTTATGACGACGATGATGATGAGGACGTCCGCGCGATGATGGCCTCCGACGACCCGCGCACTGCGTACAACCCCGACATCTTCTTCCGCTCGTGGATGAACGACAAGTTTGGCGCTATTGAGGTGGGGGGTATGTCGCTCGCAGATATCCTGACCACTGGCCCCATATCTGCCCTTACCGGCACTGAGACGGCAAGCCGTACTACCCTCGACCTCAAGAACATGTGGTTCCGCGATGCCGTCGCGGGCGACTCTATGGAAGACACAGCGGTGCAGACTGCCATAGCCAATATCGCCGGGCTGAGCATGGTAGCGCAGTACCTGCGGGCTTTGGACAGCTTCAAAGAAGGTGACACCAAGGGAGGCCTTACCAAGATAGCCCCAGCCTTTGCCCGCAGTTGGGTCACTGCAGCCTACAACGCGAGTGAAGGCATTAAGAACCGGAGAGGGGACGTCCTCATTCCGAAGGGAGAGCTGACCGCTGCGGACTCGTTCCGCGACATGCTTGGCCTGCGGTCCCCGCGCCTTGGTCGCATACAAGAGTACTACATCACCCGTGCCAAGAACGAGACGCGTATCGAAGGTGAGCGTAAGGGGATTCTCAACTCTATCGAGCGCAAAGCTATGGCTGGCGAGTTCAAGACGCAGGATGATTTCCGGCAGTTCTGGGAGGATAACGTAGTACCGTTCAATCGCACTTATCCGGACCCTGAGTTCGTAATCAGCATGAAGACGGTACAGGAGTCCATGAAGTCGCGCGGTAAAATCCGTGCGCGCACAGTGGAAGGCGTTCAGTTCGACAAGAAGACCGCGCCTAAGGACATCGCCGCGCAGCGCCGGTTCGTACAATAAAAAACCCCCGCAGCGCGGGGGGCTGCGGGGGAGTTGGGAGAGTGAAATGGAAGGAGCAAACTTCCGAGGACGTTCTATCACGTTCGCCAGATTCGTAAACCCCTAACTCCAGACTGGTCCACTACGCCTTTATAGACCACCTTGAACCTCAGGCGGCGCAACACAGGACTAACCTCGCGCCACGCCGCCTTCGTATCTAGGCAGGGGAAGAACAGCGACTTGCCTCTGGTGAAGCCTCGCCAGTTCACCTCGTACTCAACCCCCGCTACCCGCATCTGCGTCGGCCTTGTCTTCGGGGATCATATCCACAAGTGCAGCGAAGTCGGAGTGACGTCCGTCTAGGATCATAGCCTGCACAGGCGGGGTGTTCACGCGCATGCCCTTGGACATGCGCTTCTGGTCCGTCTTGAGGAATACACCAGTGTTCTTGAGGTTTTTGATGGTCTCACGATAACCGATGTTACGCGCCGCGCAGTAGAGGCGGAAAGCCGCTACGGTAATATAGACTAGCTGCGTATCGGGCTCGTAGCGTACGATCAGCTCGCGCTTCGGCTCTAGCTCAGGCACCCCCTGCATCTTACTGCGCAGGTCCACCCCGTCGTTGACGATCAACACATTGTCCATGTGGCGAAGCATGAAATCACCGAGGACTTCCTTGTCCTGCGCAATGGGGGGAACCGTCGTGTTGCGGAGAGTGCGGACCATCTTGCAGGCCCACTTGAAGATAGCAGCGATATCCCAGCTACACAGTTTGAGGCGCACGGCTATCTGGATACCAGTGATATTGGCAGCGACGGTAGCGGACCAGAAGCGCTCGCGCTGCGTAAGTTTGAGGATCGTATCGAGGCGGTTCTGTACCGTCATATACAGCGCCTTCACCTCCTCGTAGTTCTCGATCAGGTAGCGGGCGTAGATATCCCCAGCGTGACCGTAGTTCTCCATGAGCTGATGATCGAACATCTGCTTGCCGGTCTCGGTGTCGATAGCGTCTGAGTAGCCGAGGCTGTACTCGATGATGCGCATCATCTCACCCTGCGGGTTATCCTTGAGGAACTCCAACTTCTCATAAAACGAGTGGTTGGACGAGCAGAGTGCGATGGTCTGCCACGACGTGAGGTTGACCCGGAGCTCGTTCGTGCTCGCCTTCATGCGGTCCTTACCCGTACCTTGCGTGATGAGGTAAGCCAACTCGCTAAGGTGCTTAGGGTCCATGTTCGACATCTCATCGAAGCACACCGGCAGGTTGCAGAGCACTCCGAGCTTGAACACCTTGGAGTTGAACGTGTCGTCCTTCTTGGCGCAGAGCTTCTCAGGGTCCCCCCATACGCTGTTAGCCATGTGAAGGATCGTAGTTTTACCGGTGCCAGAAAGCGTGTTCACGAGGTTGATGATCGCACCGCGCTGACCAGAGAAGCGTAGCAGAGGTGCACCGAACGCAGTAGCCGCAGCGAAGGCAGATGCCTCAAGGCCGGGGCGACCATAGAGGTCGAACACTTCCTTCCACTTATCGAACGTCCCTGCGGGTGCCATGTGATCGGTGAGTGCGCGGGTCACTGAGGACGGGGGGCTGTGATACGTGCCCTCTGCGCTGACCTCACGGTCCCCGATAATGAACTTCTTATCTCCGTCTGCCCAACCAAACTGATTACGCATTTGCTCTGCCTTCCTGTTATGACGTAGGTCCTGTGCCGACCGTATGATGTAGTCCACCAGCAGGTCGAACTGTTTCTTGGCCAACAGGATATCCCTGCGGGCTAGCTCTTTGCGTACCTCAGTGGGTTCGCTGATCTTACTGTTAGCAATGGCGAACTCCTCGACGCCATCCTTGGGTGTGTGCGAGCGGATCAACACCACACCACCTTCATTCGGGTCCCTCATGCGCTTAACCACGTACAGATCGTACGGGTAGATGAAGATAGGCTCAGCTTCCGCACCGTCAGGTTGGCGGTAGATGCCACCATTCTTGCCACGCACGTAGGGGAACGGGTACTCGGGTATCTTGTAGAGGGTGGTCGTGCCGTTGTCGGCTACCTCCTCAAAGGTGTTATCCTCCTCCGTGGCTACCTCTACGACGCGCCCCAGCACGATGGGGGACTTGATCTTGTCTTTGTGTGGGCACTTCGCGCAACCGCCCGGATTGTTGCTCTCGAATATCTCGCAGGTGTGCGGGCCTGCGATGTGCTTCAGCTTCTGCTCGACCTTTGCCGGGTCGTAATCCGGATGGTCAGCTGACAGCCTGTGTACTGCCTTATCCTTGTCCTTGCAGAACTTAGCTACTGAGAGTGCGTCGAACCAGCGGGGCTCGGCGAGCGTCTCCCTCTCCTTGTAGCAGGCGGCGAGCTGCGCACACCCACCATCCTCGCGCGTCATTATGTGACTGAAGACCGAGGTGATGCTGTCCTGCGCCTGCTTACCCAGTGCGCTCATACCGCGCCCGGAGCGCGCTACAGGCGCAGCCTGCTCCTTCACCCCCAGCACCTTGCGGATATGCTCGTAGGTCGTAGGCTTGGCCTCGTTAATAACGTAGACCGGTGCCGGTTCATCGCCCTTGTGGTTGTGAGTGCCGGGTACACGCAGAATGCGGGCTACTTCAAAGCAGCTGTTGTCTACCCGCATATCCTGCGTAGCGCAGACTTCCTTGAGGCGCTTGGCTATCAGCTCCCACTCTGCGCGGGTCACCTCCTCTTCGAGCGCCCAGTATACGTGCAGCCCGCGTCCAGAGTTAACGATGATGGGCCTAGGCAGGCCTACGTTGCGGCAGAACTGCTGGAGGGCGATGATCCCCTCTGCTTGCGTGGCGTACCCCTTACCGGGGCCGCAGTCGATATCGATCCAGAAAGACTTGAGTGCTTGGACGTTGTCCTTCTTACGGGAAGAACCGTCTGTATATTTAGCTACCCCGAAGAAGACATTGCGCTTTGTGCGCTGGAAGTGCTCAACCCATTCTTCAAACTCTTCGCGTGTCTCTACTAGCTCCTGCTGCCTGCTATCCCCTTTGATACCCACGATGGCGAACCAGCCGTTAGCTGGTTGAACCGTCGTCAGTAGGTCGAACCCGTCCATGTTTGCGGACACCCCATATCAGAGCCGTGTGAGGCACGGCTCCCGTTATACCATCTCCAACACCGTGCTTACGCAGCGGCGTTCTCTAGGGTAGCGATGAAGGCTTCAATAGGGGTGGTGACGTTGGCCTGCGGGGCCGAAGCCCCGCAGAACCAGTTATACACCGTGGCCCTAGTCACACCCATACGCTGCGCGAGCACTGAAACGGGTACATCGTGCTCGATGCACAGCCGCCCAAGACGAACGCCCAGCTTGCGCGCATCTGCCTTGGCATTCAAGTCACGAATGCGCAGACTATAGCCTTGGCTCATCAGCCTTCCTCATCATCCGTAGCCCAGACATTGACCAGAGCAGCAAGGTCGTCCTTAGGCTTGGCGGTCTCTTCCTTAGGCTTAGCGGCGCGCTTGACAGGCTTCGGGGCTTCCTCCTCTTCCTCGTCGTCGGCCCAGACATTGGCCTTCGCAGCGGGCTTGGTAGCAGGCTTAGCGGCGGGCGCTTCTTCCTCCTCTTCCTCCTTCGCAGCGGGCTCCTTAGCCTTTGCACCGTCAGCTTCAGCCACGGTCAGCTGAACGAGACGCTGCGTAGCCGGGTCTGCCTGTGCTGCCACAACCAGCTCATACTCTTCATCGGTGATCGGGCGCACCGGAGTGAACTGGAGCTCCATCGTGTCGGCGTCGAGGTTATACGCGATATTGGTAACCACGTAATCAATCGACTCGTCGTTCGCGGCAAGAAAACGCACGTAGCTCTCGAACGGGTGGGTATTGCCACTACCCTTACCGAAGAGCGACTTGGCCGGGATGTTGAACTGATAGGTATCGCCGGAGTCATCACCTTCGAGGATCAGAGCGACACGGCGCTGGAAGCGGCATGCCTTACCCTTACCGTTCTCGCCGGAGCCGTCGATATTGTTCTTGCAGTTGGCGCAGTTGGCCGACTGGCGCTTCGGGGCATTGGCTTCCGGCATATCGCCGTTGTTCGACCAGCAGTCAGGCAGGGTCGGCTTCGCGTCGGGGTCATACTTACCCGCGTAGAAGGTGCGACTCACCTTCGGCAGCATGCTCACGATGATGGCGTTGAACTCGCCACGGATCGCCTTACCGATCTGCTCGCCGCCCACGATACGCTTGAAGGTGCCGTTGGTATTGGTCTGGATGCGGCGCACCGAGACAGAGGTAGCCACCGACTTGGTAAGGTCAGAGACCGGACGGCGGGTATTGGCGACAGCAGTCGCGTTCTTGAAGATGGCAAGATTGCTCATTGTGTCCTCACTTGTTGGTCGGTTTGCGAACGGTGATCGCGTACTTGGTGTCTGCGTTAAGGCCCATGGGCAGCGTATCGGGGTTCTCTTCGATGTACTGCTTCATGTTGCCGTTGTGGATGCGCTGCTCCAAGAGGAACGGAGCGTCCTGCTCCTTGATGAACCGGTACATGGCTTCCCAATCGTTCGTCCAGTAGCGGGTCACGGTGCGGCGGGTCACGGTACCTTCGGGGGTTTTCAGCCCATCGACGTTCTGCTCGTTGCAGATGTCCAGCAGCTTAGCTGAGACCTTATCGAGCTGAGTCTTGAGGTTACCGATCTCTTCCTTGTGCGCTTCCTCTTTCTTGTCGATAACGGCCCGGATTTTCCGGTAGACCGCGACGAGCTTATCCGCAGGGAGTGCGTTGTCTTCCATAGTTTGCTCCTTGTTGTACCCGGAGGAGGGACTCGAACCCCCACTCTCCCTCACGTAAGAGGGTGCGTTGCCAATTTCGCCACCCCGGTATCCCTTACATTACCCTGAGATTTGACAGTGTCAAGCCTTACGCGCTCACCAGATCACGATAAAGATCGATCAGCTTCTGGTGATTGTCGATGTTCCCACGTAGCATCGTATACAGCTTCTCTTCGACCGGGCTGCCCTTGATGTGCACGATGGTCATGTTGTGCTTCTGCCCCGGACGGTCGATGCGGGCGTTGGCTTGCAGGTAGGTCTCCACACTCGTCACAGGCGCGTACCAGATGATAGTATCCGCCGCCGTCAGCGTCAGGCCATGACTTGCAGCCTGCGGCTGAATGAGCAGCACATGCGGGTCCTTCTGGGTCTGGAACTGGTGCACAATATCGCTGCGCTTGTTCACCGACACGCTGCCGTTGATGACGCCGCAGGAGATACCTTCCTTCTCCAGCCTAGCGCGAAGCAGCTCGATGGTGTGGGTGAAGGGGATAAAGACCAGCACCTTGTGGCTGGCCTCCTCAATGACTTCTAGGACCGCGTTAAGCCGGTTCGACACGTCGAACTCCAGCACTGAGCCCTCGTCGGTGTAGACCGCGCCGCCGCTGATCTGCAGGAGCTTGTTCAGTTTGGTCGCTGCGTTGACCGCACTGACTTCCTCACCCGCTGCCTCTAGCAGCATCTCGTCGCGGAGCACCTTGTAGTACTTCATCTGTTGGGGGGTGAGTGGCGCATCGCGCTCTACGTGCGTGACCGGGGGCAGGTCGAGGCAATCCTTCTTCTCGAAGCGGATAGCAGGCTGCAGGATATTATGCACGTAGGCCGGAGCCGTGGGTTTGGGGACCCACTTGAACGTCGTGACCTTGGTCAGGACCGTGGCACGGAACTCGGTGTAGTACCGGGGGCAATTCTCGGGGTTGACCAGCTTGGCAAGGCCGTAGGCATCTACGGGGGACTGCGCTGCAGGCGTCCCGGTTAGCATCCACAGGCGCGGGTCGGTGGCCTTGAGGAGCTGGTTCATCACCTTCCAGCGGTTGGTCTGCGCGTTCTTGTAGGCGTTGGCCTCGTCCACCACGATCAGGTCGAAGCCACCTGCCGCTACCTCGTCCTTGACCACAGCCAGCCCGTCAAAGTTGAGGATGACGAACTCCGCGCCAGACTCGACGACCTTCTTCCGCTGCGTCGGTGTGCCGTGCGCTACGCCGCACGAGCGGTGCATAGCAAAGGTAAACAGGTCGCGCTGCCACGCCGACTTCATGATGGACAGAGGGCACAGCACCAGTACGCGCTTAATCAGCCCCAGCTTCATCAGGTAATCCGCCGCCCATATGACGCTAGCAGTCTTACCGGTGCCCTGCTCGTTGAAGCAGAACGCGCGTTTGCGGATTGAGAGAAATGAAGAAGTTGCCTTCTGGTGGTCGAAGGGGGTGAACTTCCCTGTCCACGTGTAGTCCCGCAGGATGGGGGACGGCGCTTCTAGCTTGAGATCGGCGAGCGCTTCGGCTTCCTTCTGACCCCACCAGACCGCAACGTGGTCATCGACCATCTTGCTCTTCTTGATGCGGGAGAGGATGGATGTAGGGTCGGCTGCGTCTACTAGCAGGACAGAGTCGTTAACGATCTGCAAGGTTTGCTCCTGTGTGGTTACCGCTTGCGTTCCCGCTTGCTGGTCTCCGACACGAGGTTACCCTTCTTGTCGCGGAGGAACGAGCGGTTCGCAGCTTTGCTTTCGATCCGCACACCTTGCTTGTTCGTACCGCCTTTGTCTAGTGCAACAATGTGGGCGACGTCCTTTCCATCGCCCTTCTTCACCTTGCCCGCCTTCATAGCCTTACGGCGCGCAGCGTTGCGCGCGGTGCGATTCTTGATCTGCTCGGGTTTGCCTTGATATGAATCATACTCGGCGCGGTAGTCCCTATTTTTCGGCATCGGCTATTTCCTCGACGAACTCGGGCAGCAACGTACATATCACACCCGTTGCTAGCGACCTAGCCTCGTAAAAGCCTTCGAGCCGCCTCAACTCCCTCTGATACATTATAGCGCGCCTGCTAGTGTCATAGTTGGTGACAATATACAGCCAGCCGTGCTTATCCGCGCGTTGTTGGTGGTACTCGTCTAAGGAGTCCTTCAGCCGAACTAACCGCTCCGACATCACTTCCTCCTAGGTTTATAGGGACGCTTGCGCTCTCTGCGTGTGCCCGGAATATAACACAAAGCTACCCACCTACCAAAACGCTTACCTGTGATATCAGTAGCGGCGCGAGCCATATCCATTTCTCCCATTATGCTCACACTGCATAACAGGACAATGTCGCTTACATAAGCCAGAAGTTTTGGGGTTCCATACCCCATTATCCATCGCCGCCTCCAGCTGGTCCAGCTGCGGGTCGAACACGGACAGGTAATTGCTACGCTCGGTGATGACGTGCGTCTTAGGGATCAGCTCTCCGCTAACCACGTAGATGAGTGACGACTTGATCTTCACGACCTCAGGAAAGTGCGTGAACACTGCACCAGCCAGCAGGTCCAACTGTTTGGTATCTGCGTAACGAGCGCTCTTCCCGGTCTTATAGTCCACGCACCATGCGCGGTGACCGTCGATAACCAGCAGGTCAGCAATGCCCCGCCACCAGACGTTCTTATCGAAGAAGTCGCAAGGGGTGAACCCCGACTTGGTCTTGGCCAGCCCCAGCTTGAGCTCGGCATGCTTCTCACCCGGCAGCGCGGCCAGCCGTTCGACGATGGGCCGCACATAGGCAAACTTCTCGGGGATGGGCTTGCCATCCCGCACGAACTCCTCCGCCGCGAGGTGGACGGCAGTACCGTAGTCTGCCGCCTCACCCGGATCGTCCTTGACGTCCTTAGCTACCTTCAGATGGAAGTATTTCTTCGGGCACTGCTCGAAGATTTTTATCGAAGAGTAGCTCCACGCGGTCACTTGTTAATCCTTTTTAGCGAAACGGCCACGTTCATCCCGCTTGGGGAGGGCGTGAATATAGCCACGCAGCATACCAGTTACATACCCTGCTGCGAACACGAAAATGGCTGTGATGCCATAGAGTAGGAGTTCACCCACCCTAGCGTTCCTTCCCTTGCAGGCGGTCGGCGACCAGTTGAGCGTAGCCTGCGATATCCACCCAGCTATCTGCGTAGGACGGGTCACCATTCAGGATGCGCCCCATCTTATGGGCGATCATCTCAAGCGACTCCACCATATCATCGTCGAGCTTGATCCAGTTGGGCGTGTCAGACATCACGGCCTTGAGACGCTGCGTGATAATGGCATGCTTGATGAACGAGCCATAGCGCGAGCCACGCTCGTTGAGCACCTCGTCGAGAGTAGTAGGGTTGAGGATGGACGCTGCTTCCAGCACTTCGTCGAGCTCCTCCTGTGTAGGAGCATTGTTCAGGTCAAGCGGCAGCATAGGTTCCTCCTTCATGTCGAGCGACTCCACAGGCTCGTCCACATGGACCATCTTACGACGCATCATACGCACGTAGGTAGAAGTGCATCCTACCTTCTTGGCGATCTCGTGGTTTTCAAGTTCAGGGTGTGCGTTAAGCGCGTCCATAACTTTGGCGGCTTTATTGGGGGACTTTACCATATTGTTTGCTCCTTGGTAGTTTGGCGGTTTATTGCTTGATGCCCAGCTTCGTGCAGAGCTCAGTCACGCGCTTGTTAAGAGCGTTGACCTCCTTCTGAGCGGCAATCAGGGTTTCCCCAATCAGGTCGTTAAGGGACTTGATCTCCTTGCGAAGCAGAGTGATTTCCTCAGGCTCCTTGAGCTCGCCGTAGGCGATGTTGCGCACCTCGGTGACGTGGGTAGTGGAAATACCACTCTCCTTAGAGACACGCTCGTCGTTCCAACCTTCAGCGTAAAGCCCGGTATCGACGTCGAAGTGGGTGCCCAGCATCTGGTGCATCTTGGCGGTAGCCTTGTGGGTGTCCGCACTCACTGCCTTGAGCACCGGGTTATCCGACAGGGTGCCGTTAGGCTTCGCGTTCGTGGTAATAGCATTCATGGCCTTCTGCTCCTTCTTAGCTAGTGCCTTAGCAGTCTTCTTCTTCACAACGCAGCTGGGGCACGTGTTGGGATCAACCTCCCACCCCTTCTGCACGAACTTCTTATCGAGCATTTCCGGGGGCGGAAGGGTGGTGAAATTAACGCTGCCAACCTCCCCGCACTCGGCGCAGATCATGCGCCCGCAACGGGTGCCCCCACGCGGATCGACAAAGAGTGTACGCCCGCGCAGCGCCTCTTTATAGGTATGACTAGGTTCCATAGTTTGCTCCTATCTTGCTCTCACAGTTAAGCGGCAGGCCCAACGCCCACTTGGGGCGGATGCGCATGCAGTCTTCGACGAACTTGCGGTTCTCGATAGCTTCGCCCTCGGGTGTCAGCGCACCCACGGCATCGTGTACGGTCATAACTACCGGCAACTTGCGGGCGACCATGAGCATCTGCTCACCGATCACGATGCGCGCCAGCGCCTGACAGATGTTCTCGACGACTTTGCCACCGTAAATGCGGGTAGAGATCGTCGCGCGGCCCTTCTTAGTGTCGTAGACAACTTCCTCCACGAGCGTCGCCTTGTTCACCTCGATGCGCAGGTTGGGATAGCGCAGGTACATGCCGTTAGGCAGGCGGATACCCATAAGGTCCACGGTCACAACCCCTTCACGCCCTATAGGCGCGGTCCTCTGGTCCATAAGTGCGGTCAACGCGCGCCCCGCCTGCTCCCACAGCTTGACGATCTTGGGGTAGGTCTGACGATACACCATGATGATGCGGCGGCACTCTGCCTCGTACATGTCCACACCGAACGTCTTGAGCTGCGCGCGGAACTTCACATGCCCCATGCCATAGCCGCAACCTAGGATAGTAGTCTTGCCCACGAACCGCTGCTCGGGAGTAACCTCCTCAATAGGCACACCATATATGGCGCTAGCCATGATCTTATAGACATCCTCGCCTGCATCGAATGCAGCTACGAGGTCGTCCTGCCCAGCCAGCCACGCAAGGATGCGCGCTTCGATCTGCGAAGAGTCGCAGTCGATGAGCAGATAACCCTTGGGTGCCTTCATAGCTTTCTTGAGCGGTGACTTGCGCGGCAGGTTCTGAAGGTTCACCTTGTCATCGCCACCCCAGCGGCCCGTGTGCGCTGCATAATAGCGTAGCGGGACAGGGAGAGGCCCACGCTCGGCGATGCGCAGGAAGCGCTCGGTGCGCGTCTCCTCAAGGGTAGACTTTACCCCCAGACGGGCAGCGACAACCGCCTGCACCCCCGGATTGTGGTGTTCCAGCAGGGCCTTGAAGCCCTCGTCGTTCTTACCGAAGGCGTAAGTTAGCTTGCCGGTCGTGGGGCTGATCTTCATAGGTGGATTGACCTCCATGCTACCCAGAAGGCGAGCCAGTTGCGGGTTGCTCATAAGCACCGACTTGTCGGCCTCGACGGCCTCCATGAGTTTGGCTTTCTTCTCCTGCACATCCTTGAGGTGCGCTGTGAGCACGTCCGTATCCAGCTCAAGCCTAGGCTCGGTGAACATACGCAGCGTCAGGTCGATCAGCCGCATCTCCAGCTTCGGCATCAGCGGAGCCAGCGCAGCAAACAGTTTATAGGTCAGCTCTACGTCATTGACGCAGTACAGGCCGTAGCTGGCTAGCTCTTGGGGTGTGAAGTCCAGCCTGCGCTTACCCAGCGCGTTGACTACCTCCGTACCCTTCACGCCCAGCCCGTAGCGCTCCGCTGCCTTGGCCAGACTGTTACCCGCATCGGGGCCGTCGATGGCGCGCAGCATCGAGAGCGTATCGGCATGCATCTTGGGGATGATGTCGAAGTGCCAGTTAAGGATGGCAGCGTCGAACATACCGTTATGCGCCACGGCCAGCGCGTCATCCCACGGGAACTGCTCAAGAAACCTGCTGATCTGGTTGCGAGTGCCTGAGCACCAGCACGGCTCGCCGTCGTTCACCTTCACGGAAACGCCGATCACCTCAAAGATGTCATCACGGATATATTCTTCCGTAGTCATCTTCGACAGGGAGAACGCCTTGTCGTAGAAAGTTTCGAAGTCGTAGGTGATAATCCTCATTTGCTCTGCTCCAACCTCTCTAGCGCTTGCGCATAAGCACCAAGCTCGTCAGGTGCGTTGTCGATGTGGATAGTCTTTGTAGCGTCGTAGGTGCCGAATATATGCCACGGCTTCACTTCGGCGATGCGCCAGCGCATCTCTGACACGTCGTAGTCCACGAAGACTGTCCATCTACGGTTCTTGATGGCATCAAAAACGTCGCTGAGAGCTTCCTCCGCCATATTCTTCATATCGTTCTCAGTTATAGGTGTAGCCATTACCTGATCCTCACCACGTAGAGTACGCCGTCCTTCATCCGGGTACCGAAGTACATATTAGTACGTTCGTTGTAGTTGTGCGCAGAGCGCTTGATCCTTGAGTGCAGCTCGCGAGTAGGGGAGTGGAACTCCTTAGTCTCCCCTACTGGTATATCCGGAAGCCCGTACTTGTCGGGGTTACCAAACCTCACGTTGCTACACTCCTTCCCTAACTAAGAATATGGAGCTGATATGGTCCGGGTAGCGCCGTGCTAACGACGCAGCGATCTCGTTGGGTACCGTGCAGAGGTCGCGGACTTGTATGCCGTACAGAACGATTTCGAAGTCGGTCTTACGGGTCAGCCGGTTTATCATCGGCACGGTACAACGTGTCCTATAATGCCTGTCCATGGTTGCTCTCCTTCAGATTGCGGACGAGGGCGCGCACCTCGTCCCAGTTTTCTTCGTTGGTCACGACGGCACAACCGCCCGCCTTGCGGATAGACTCGATCTCGCGGACCTGCAGGGCAGTGGGCTTGTTGGTCCCTGCCTTGCACTCGATAGCGAGGAAGCAGCCGTTGACGCAGGCCACGATGTCGGGAACCCCGCTACGCCCATAACCGTGCGTAGCGGGGAAGAAGTAGTAGACGCCCTCGCTCTTGAGGATGGCCTCGACCTTGGTCTTGACGCGTTTCTCGGGCGTCTGTGCCATTGTTTGCTCCTTGGTTATGTAAGAAGTTTTACCCCCTCATTAGACAGTGTCAAGTGCGAAGGTGCTCGGTCAGCGCTTTGCGGATGACGGTAGAGAGGTTGCCCTCCTCACGGCAGGCGTCAATCACCCACTGCGGCAGGCGCACTCCCACAACCACCAGCTTCTCGCCCTCGGGGAGTCTGGGGCGTCCTCTTGATCTTTTATCCACGTTTAGCTCCTATTTCTCGCAGCACACGACGTAACTGCGTTACCTTCTGCATAAGTCCGTACTTACCCACGTGGGTGGAGCTGAAGGGCACGAACTTCTTTGTACCCCGGTACTCCACCCACAGGCGAGGGTGCCTGCCGGTCTTCTCGACCGGGCAGGCTACGCCTTGCCAGCGCTCTAGCTCCTTACGCAGGAGCTCAAGGCTGTTGCTGCTCATCCACGTCCACCACGTAGTACGTCGTCGGGTCTACCCGCATACCAATGCCGGTCGCAAACTGCTTGGGCTCCAACAACTTGAGGATGCCCAGTGAGCCTTTGAGCTTGTCGCTCATCTCGTCGAGACGCACGATCCGCGCCTCATCTGGGTTACCCATCCTCGACACTACATATGCCGCCCCGGCGTCGGTAAGCACTGTGCCTTTGTTTGCAGCCAAGGGGGCGTTGATAGTGTTGACATCTGCCGCAGCCTGCTTCCTATCTAGCAGCACCGCGCGAGCCGCATCTGCTGGTTTGGGCAGTGTCACTGCACAAAACTCCTCCCAGCGCGCTGCTACAAACTCCACCATGTACGGTGCCAGCGTATCGAGCGTTACACGGTAACGACTCTCTGCCTGATACAGTGACCGGCCTACCGCTGTCGATACAGCGCTCATAGCCGTCCGCGCGCGTTCAGCGGGCGTCCGGTTATACATACTCCCGAGGATGGTCTTCGCGGCCTTGTTGAGGTCTTTGGTGTGCGGTGTAGTGCTCTTCTGACGCTTCGTCTTGAGCCGGTCGCAGTCGAACTCGTACCTCGGCTCGTTAGACCTCCAATTCTTATCGGAACCAAACCAGCCCAGCCTTTCGCCGTCTGACATCACCTCAAAGCGAGAGTGGATGTGCTTGTCCGGTGTTGCGGTAGAGGCGAAGTCAGACGCCCAGAACTCCCATGCAGGGTTGCGCAGAAGCAGCTTGTCGATGAGTAGCTGCGTATGCGGGTTTACATACAGTTTTGAAGGGTCGTTGCGTTCGAAGCGCTCTTCACCCTCCAGTGCTGTCTTGAATACGTTGTGCGCGTTTGCGAATTTAACCTTAACGCCCATAGTCTTGCTCCTTCTTGTTATTACCAGTCA